GAACAGGCGCGGGCTCAGCAACAGGCGCGGGTTGATCCAAGAGGCCCATTTCCTGAGCCGCGGCCTCGTCCAGATCCAGATCCATTTCTGCTGGAGGTGGCTCTCTAGTAATATCAGGGCCTTGTAGTTCTTCCTGAGCTGGTGCTGAGAACTCATCCTCGAAGTCAGTCTGGGTTGACTCGATGACAGCATCAGCCGTTTCATCAGGTGACGTAGCATCTGGATCAGCAGTCGCATCAACTGCTAATTTCTCAGCAGTCACATCAGCTATGGCACCGGGAGCACCGATAGTTGTACCAACACCAAAACCAACCAAGCCAGCGTGAACTACATCGTTCCAATCAATATTGGCAATCGCTTCTTTTAGCGTCATACCCTCTAACTGATTGGCATCGTAAACACTTTCGAGTATCTCAGTGAGCATTTCTTGCCCACCTTCGCCTAAGGTGGTGTCTATCAGTCTTGAGAATCCTTGACCAGCACCAGCTCTACGAAGGGCAGCTGTAACAGGGAGAGCTTCAGGTAAAGCTTCAGCGAGTAAAGAAAATTTGGCAGCTGCCATCGACTTATCGTGATCACCCTTGGTCTTCTCCATGGTGGTCGCGTACTTGTTACCCGCGACTTGAGCTGACAACAAAGACATAGCCACAGCTGGGCTCTTTGTAATCGCACCTGTTGCCAGAGGGATCATCATGCCTGTGGTGGCTTCGGCAACTTCTAAAAAGTATTTCTCAAGACCTTCGGCGTCATACTGGTTCTCAGGCTTAGACATTTCAATTCTAGCCTCAGAGCGTAGCATCTGGCCTGTCTCTTGCATGGCCTTGCGAACATCACCAGAGATAACTTCATCAGCTACATCGACTACATCTTTGACAACCCCTCCACCGACTTCAGTGGCAAGGTCTAACAGTGGATTGTAGGAGGGAGATAGCCACCCCGGCAATCCGAAAGGACCTTCCTCAGGTGGTACTACCGCCTCAGCTACACCTTCAATGGTAGGGCCTTCCTGCCTCGCTGCCATTTCCATCAAACCACCACCCTGTTGGGCTATGGTCGTTGTGGCTCGGTCTTTTAAGACTCCAAGATTGCTGCGTTCAGCAGGGGGCTCAGCAACAAAAGGTTCCGTAATCGGTGGGGCTGGCTCTGGGGTAGCAGCCTGCTGAAATTGGGCAAAGGGGTTCGTCTCTAAGGATTCTTCCTCCTCTTCAACTACGAACCGTGCAAATGGGTTAGTCGCCATTAGATAGTGTCAGGTAAATACCCAAACTGTTGCCTAAAATATTCCTTCATTTCGTCACTAGGATTACTCCTCAGCAATTCAATCGCCGCCGCTGGTGCAGCAGCCGGTGCAGTGCCCTCCGCTGGAATAGCAGCTTGCTGTTCAGCAGCCGCTGCCGGGGGCGCACCACTTTTAGCTAACTCCTCCCTATCCAGATCATCCCACATATCCATGATCATCTTATACTTTGCCAGCTCACGATCATAAGCATCTTGCGCTGCTGGTGGGATTACATAATCGGGTTTAGCCTCTTTGTACCGCTGGTGCCTAGCCATCTGTTCATCGGCATCGGCAAACGCAGAACTGGCTGTATTCAGGCGTTGCAATATCTCGTTACGCTTCTTGAAGAAGGTAGCTTCATTTTTCTGAGAACCACCCGCAGCGTAGTACTTCGCCTTGGCTTCAGCGAGCTTAACTTCAGCCTCCAGTTTCCTGACCTCAGCCGCACGTTTCATACCACCTTGGAGGTTCTTACGTCCCTCCAGATCCGCCTTCCGTTCTTCCAGCTCCTGCTTCTTCTTATTCAGCTCGTTGTTGACTTTGTTTTGTGCCTTATCCTCGGCAGTGCCTTCACTCAAGCGTGCTTCAGCAGCTTCCCTAACTGCCTGCTCTTCATCAAACTGGCGTGTTTTCTCAGCAGATTCTTCTGCCGCCGCTCGGTTTTCATTGATGGCAGTACTCCATGCTACGGGATCACGAGTCATTTCAACGAACTCAGCTATATCCTGCGCCCCTACTTCCGCGGGTTCACCTTCAGGTTGTCCTGTTTCTTCATCGATAACCTGTACCATTAATGTACCGTTGGGGCCTACCGTGATATCAGCAGTATTGCCATCAGGCATATTGGAATACGCACGTTCAAGCGCACGCGCCGCCGCCTGCGGATTAACCTTCAGCAGCTGCATGGCTTCCTTAGCATCCTTCTCAAACGCCGAGTGCTGAGTTTGAGCGATATGTGCCTGCGCTGCCGCTACGGCTTCGGGCCCCATCTTGCCAGCTTTCTCCATGATGTTATCTTCCCATGACTTCCAATCCTTGGTGGTAGTAGTCATGCGCTTTTGCCCCGCGGCCTGAAGTGCCTCCGCTTCGGTAGCAGGAATCCCCCCGGGAGTATCAGCAAAGTCGGCAGTTTGTTCCGCCAGCATGGCACTCTGCTCGGTGTCACCTACAACACGTTCTGCTTTTTCAGCGTCAGGTATCCCGGCCATAGCCTCACCCAGCTCTTCTTTTTGCTTACGAGTCTGGTAGTCCTGAACCATGCCACCCATCGTCTGAGCGTTCCTCAGGATGTCTGCTGTAGTAGGCGGCTTGAAGTTGCCTTCCGGTATTGCCGCGGCGTAGCTCGATGGCCTCATGTAAGTTTGTGCAACCATATCAATAACTCCTCACGACTGAATTGGGTGGGGGTGGGTACTCCATCCTCGTCACTGGGCCACCCATAGCGTAGCCCTTCTTCATTTCACCACCCTTGTACATGCCATAAACTTCCCTGCTTGTGCGCTGACCTGTATCGCCACCGCCCGGGTAATTACTCACCAGCATTTCCCCACCCTGATACATACCAGCGGGGATCGCTTGCGGTGGGTTAGGCATGCCTTCAGGAGGCACGGCTTCGGGGGGTGGTACCGCCATGGCATCGCCCATAATCTGGGCCTTCTGCTCACGCTCACGGTTCTCGGTCTTAACTTTCTCAATCAGCTTGTCAAAGAACTCAGTGCCTTTACGCCGCACAACTTCCTCTGGTATCACGAACTCGCCATCAGACAGCGCAGCTGGAATAGCATCATCTTTGGGTCCACCGGGACCTTCAATCTCACCACCTTCAGCTATGCCTCCCAGCATACCACCGACAGAAGCACCGATACCCGGCATACCAAACGCAGCACCGATACCGGCACCGGCTAGAGTGCCAAGTGTAGACCCTTGTGACTGTTCCTGTGCTTGTTCTTGCTGGCCTTGCTTGAGTAAGGCACTGGCACCTTGTGTCGCTTGACCAACCGCGTCCCCAAAAATCTGACCAGTATCCATACCCAGCGGCCTATCCCAATCCTGAAGCTCCTGAGCTTGCTGGCCTTGGACGCCTTGCTTCAGGGCTAGACCCCTATTCTCAATGTCGCGCCTTGCCTGAGTGCCAGCGAGTGCTTTTTGTTTCGCTTCCTCAATACGGACACGAGAATCGAGGGCAGCGTTTCGTGTCTGTGAGGGGTCAACACCATAGGACTCTAACCGGCGTAGGGCATTTTCACGGGCAGCATCCATCTGGGATGCGACTTCCGCTTGTGCTTTAGCAGACTCTGATGTTCGCCGTTCTGCGGTATCAAAATCCTGTACCTGCTGGAGATAATCTTCACTGATATCACCGGCAGTTTGCGCCCGACGAACCTGCTGATCCGCGATACCTGAAAGCGCACCTTTACTGCGCTTCCATTTATCAAACTCGAAATCTTCCATTTGCTCTTGGCGTGCACCCCACTTCTTGGCTCGGCCATAGCCACGCTTCATCAACCACTTATTCAGTCTGCTGACATCCTTTGAGCCTGATGGCTTTGATTTCTTACCCATTACGCTGCCTCTTTAAACCTATGCATCTTGAGATAACGACACTCGTCTCTATGCATTGTGAAAATTATTAAATCGCCATCCTCCGCACCTTTTGGAATACGGCACTGTTCCTTAAACCCGAGCTTCTCGTTAAACCTAACGGCCCGGGGGTTACCTGTCGATACCCTTGATGTCAGGTAGGTGAGACCATACGCATTAAAGGGTATGTCGAAAGACAAGAAGAGAAACTGTGGCGTTAACCAGTAGCGCCCGGGCTCACCAGCTGAGTGCATTTCCACCATCACTTCAGAAAACCCATCATACCCAACGACACCAATCAGTTTTTCATTGTCATTATCCCACTGCCCGATGCATGTCATTGAGAGCGTAGGGACATACCCTATCCGTTCACAGAGCCACTGCATCAATCCGTCCTGAGGTTCGGTAATAGTAATAACCATTACGGAATACCCGCCGCGGCTAACCGGTCTTCAATATCTTTAACCCGGGCCTCAAGTGTTTTACCAGAAGCATCTATCGAACCAATGGCAATTAAATCACCCACCGTAGCGAAGCTCTCGCGCACATCCCCCGCTTCCCGAGACTGCACCAACGCCCGTTCCTTCATTGCCCTGACTGTCTTATCAACAGATACCAGAGTTTCTTCAGGCTCAGGTATGGCTGACCAGCCCCGGTTAGGAAAGATACGAAGTATGGCACCACTGGGTTTAGACATCAGCCAACCCCTTCTCTGTCTCAGCTACAGTAATCGAAAATACAGTTCGCAGCCCTCTGACTTCAAACTCCCAGATATCATTTTTAAAACCAGTAGGCAGTTTGAACGATTTCTTGTCATTGATCTGCTCAGCAAATACTAAATCACCATCAGCGTAGGCAATAAACGTAAGGTTCGTACTGCGAATTAAAAGTTGTTGCAGGTCGATCAAAGGTGAACCACCAAGAGATAACCGGTTCTGAGGATCAGTATCATAAGGGGGCGGCAGTGGCTCTTTATATGAGCTACCCAATGCCGCACCACCGATGGGGTTCAGTCGTGTAAGGATACGCTGCTCATTAAAAAGCCTAGCCTCTGCTATGACCATTTCCAGATCAGAAATAATTTCTTCCTGTCCTTCCATATCTACAACAGCGGCACCCATATTACAGGGCTTTCTAAAGTAGAATGTTTTCGACCGCCACTTGTAGGGCACGCGGGCTTCCATGATTGAATCCCAGAAATAGACTACCCCGGCGCGAATAATATAAAGCTCACCAGTACGGTCGTCTGTCTGGACCTGATCTACGTCAGTGAAATAATCCAGCTCGATGAAAGATGAGTTAGGATCTTGTGGGTTAATTACTATACCCTTATCTGAGGCATAAAAACCAAGATACTCATCTTCATACTGTGCTGCTCTCAACGTCTCAGGACTATAGTTATCAACCCATTCGTCCTTGGTCAGTATCTCGTCAGTAGGATTAGTAACACCACTAGCACTCAACAATATCAACCCGTTTTGGCTGGCATACAGAACACCATAAGGCAGTGACACTATGGAGAACGGGCTTAGCCCGGGCTCAGCTGTATTGTTCTTAGTTAGTGTGGTGCTCTCAGGGGAAGTACCTGTTGCAAAATAAGGATGTCCTTTAGTGACGATACCCGCCGACTGCCCAAATACACCAGCACCGATGATTTCATACTGAGCACTCAGATCGTAGCTAGCAGGCCATGCCCAAGGTCGATACGTCTCACTGAAATGAATATTCCTGCCAGCCCATGCCAGAAAAAACCCGTTAGGCATGATGACAGCATTATCAATATCAACCGGCGCAACAGCCCAGTCCTCAGATTCAAGTAAATTATTACGAGCAATTTCATCTGATGGGTTTGTATCGACATAGCTGCTTACGATCAGTGGGATATTGGCAACGAAAAAGAACTCAACCGTGGAGAAGCCAACAACGGTACGGTAAATATTTTTGGTAAGAACTGGCTGCTCTGCTGGGTTCGGTACAGTAGTATCCAGACCACTGAAAGTCCACGTACCATCTTCTTTACCAGTAGCAGTAATCGGAGCAGAAGGTGCGCCCTCTTCCCCGAACGCAGTCACCAGCGTGTAGACGTAGGACCGGTCTTCATCAGGAGCTACACCACCAACTGCAAGAAGAGACCCATTAAGAACAGGAGCAGGAACACCAAGCCAGTAGTAAGGATCTCCGTTACGTAGTCGGGTCAGCGTGTTGTACTCAGGCCGACCACCACCGAATTTGTAGTAGCGATCAAAAGCGTCATTCAAAAGTGGGCCGGGGTACAGGTTAATTTCTGGATTATCAAACCCAACCCAGAGTTCTCCATTCGGTGAGATAGCATCCGGTATACGAAAGGCTTTCTGAATAGTCGGGTCATTGAAATTAAACACCTCGTGCCAATCCCTAATACCGCGCAAGGCACCGCTGCTCAGCTTACAGTTGAAAGCTTCATCCGCTTGGTTGTTAGCCAATAATCGACTACTACGCCGCGGGTACTGGCCTTTGAAATCCTCTATCCTGACACGAGAACCAGTCATGAGTTATGTCCACTCTCCAGTCGCCAGAATAATTACCACCATAATTGCCACAGCAGCCAGCAATCCCTCAAAAATATCGTTGCTTTCACGTGTCATAGCAATGCCCTTATACAAACCAGCGCCGGGATGTTTCGGCCTCTTGTCTCGCTACCACCAGTAAAGCCAGTTTGGTGGCTACCGTTAAAACCCTGACCATCCGTAAGACCATCCGAGTCACCATTCAGAGTACCAATATCACTATGACGGTGGCTCTCAAGCTCATGATCCTGCCAATCAACTGAATCATCAGCACGATCAGGGTCACGACTACTAGCACCCGGGGCACCGCCAGAGTCATTGTTCAAGCCACGAATAAATTCACCCCTGAGATCAGGTATCCGGAAAGTACCAACAGTGTCACCGCTCGAATATTTACCTACACCATTTGCACCACCGTTTGCCTCAGATAGCCATGTAGCATCAGAAACAAGAACCGCTTCAGGAGCACTAGCGTAAGCCCATAAAGCCGGGTAAACAGCACGAATTAACTCGGCACCATTTGCTTCGATTAACCCGACACCGGGGGGTACAGCTTGTGTCGCCGGTAAATACACCAGCTCACCGATACCACCCGCAGCGCCTCCGAGTAGTAACTTCCACCCTTGCCAAATCGCACCAACACGCTCTCGTATCCAGACCTTGCCATTATCAATACCACTAAGACCATCAAGCCTCTGCGTTCCGAATGTGTTATTTGTCCCCATGCTGGTAAGCAGAAAACCATCAGTGGTGAAATCAAGGGGACCACCAACCAGTCCCGTGTTAGTTACGTAGAATCGACTGTTGATTAAAAGATTATCCGCAACCCCGACATATTCCTCGTGGAGGCCGGTAGGTCCGTAACCACCGAAGGTCGTAGGCCATACATTTCTACCAATTTCCCAATCACTTGTAACAAACGGACCCGGTCCATTAGGTAGGATAGCCCGATACATTTCATTATCGGCTTCACGTACTACGAGGTCACCAACAATATAAGTAGTAGTTTCAGAGAAATTCCGAACACCAATAAGGTCTTCGGCATCTTCTGCTACGTTGATAATACCAAGCTGTTTATCAGGGAAATTTACATAAAGCTCACCAGCTTGACGAGTAGCCGCAGCAGGGCGTGCTCCTATGGCTGAACTCCTTAGGATCTTCTGTTTCGGATTTGACATATGTCGTTCCTCACGTGGTATCTACCACGGATTTAGTTTAAATAATTTACCCGACTTTGTTAACCGGTATATCAGCGTACTGACAGCGTTCGATTGCTACCATAACAGGATCAGTCTGCTTGCGAGGTATTGGCGTATCCCGAAGCAAATCAATGATTTGCTGCATCAGCTGTTGTGGCACGATTGCTGCCCGGTAAGTCGCTTGCTGCTGAGGTGGTGGTGCCTTAGCCTCAGGTTTCTTTTCTGGTGCTTCTCCGTTTTTGCCTTTCTCTGCTGGTTCAGTCATGTTTATGCTACTCCTGTGTATGTAGTTAGAGTGGGTAGTGTATCTCTATTCGATACTCACTGCACTAGGGTCTCTAAAGCTTCGAGCCTCTCATTCTGGGCATGATCATCCCCTCGACCAAACTTCTTGGCATCGGCAATTGCATCATCCTGCTTTTTGAGCTTCTCGATGATCTCATTTATCGCCCGGTTTTGTTGCTCATCCATCGTTTCATCAGTCGGCGCACGAACATCACCATCCACAGCATCGATGGCATCATCCTTGCTGAACACATCAAATACTTTCGGGGCTTGAGTCCCAGCTGCGACACCGATAGTCAGCAAAGGTATGATCTTGAGTAGCAACGGGGCATGAGGTAGCAGCAGCTTCGTCCAGTCAAAAGCCCGAACCTTTTTAATCTCGAAATCCTCCAGCTCCTGCCAGCCTTCCGCTCTACGATCTTGTCCGCTTCGTGATTTCATCAGAATCTAAACGTCCCACCGACTATCAGCCAGTTACCAAAGTCCTGCCCTTGCTCTGGAACGAAGGTCACATGGAATAGTGCAGGTACGCTTTTCCATTTTTTACCGAGTTTGGCAGAGTAGGCACCTTCCTCCTCGTCATCAACTTGAAGTGCATAGGTAATCGATCCTTGCCAGTCGGTTGTTGACCAGTCCAGCTCATGTGCTCCTGCGGTCATTGCCAGCGACAGTGCTCTTGACATATCACCCTCACTCAGGCCGTTACTCAGGCACATGCATCCGTCCGTATCACTATTGCTGTAATAATTATTGGTAGTGCTGTTATCAATATCGATATCGTGGCTATGACCACCGTGAGCAAAAACAGCTTCCCACGCAATCAGACACGTGATCAGGATAATCATACCTATGAATATTTTAATCATCATCTTGTTGTCCTTTCGTTCCCGTTTCTCGCCCGGTTTCAGCGGCTTGTTCATCATGTCGCAACCTCCAACATTCCTTCAAAAGTTTCTGCAACTTTCGGGTTAATTTTCTCAGCCGTTTAAGCTCTACTTTCTGTTCCCGCTCCCGCTGGCGTGATCTCATCAACTCCTGTAACAGCGGGTCTGTCACTCATACTTGACTTCATACGGAGGTGAAGCAATCGTAAACGCACCTGACCGGCCATCTTTAGTAACCCGCTCAACGCACTCAATTAAACTGGTGCATTGCCTTGGACCAGTCTCGTCATCATTCATCAGTGTATCGCCATCTGGGCCGACAATCGTAAAGTACCCTTTTCTTGTAATCTCCAACTCATTCCCCCTCACCGGTATTGGTGGTGGCTCTATTGGTGGTGGCTCGTTACCTTCGATGTGGCCGTTGCCATCACCATCGGTATCAACGAGTGTGAAAAATACTTCCTGCGAATCAGCGCTATCAACACCAGCCTCATTGAAAGCCCGCATCTTGCACTTCCAGTCTCCCGGTCCCGCCCACGCCTTAACATACTGGGTATCGGTCGCAGGCAGGATTGCAGGATTGCCGTAGTCGTTTCCTGCATACAGGCACCAGAGCTTGTATCCAGCGAGGTCAGTTAATGGTGAGCCATCAGTATTTTCAGTCGGTGGTACCCATGTCACCGTGTAGCCAGCCAGTGCTGAACTACTAATTACTAACCCGATTAGTAGTAAATTAGTAATTGTCTTCATAGCTTCTCATTCAAAAAGGCCCAAGTAGCAGCGAGAGCAGCGACAACACCACCAGTCCAGAGAATAAGGTGACCAATAATATGCCCACTACGCGAGAGCGCAGCGATGTCTTTCCAGTTGATTTCGAAAACTGGTTCCAGTCTTTCTTCAAGCCGGTCAAGTCGCTTGAGGATATGGGCATGAGTAACTTCCACATCCGCTCCCGCTTGTAAAGGTGTAATATCATCATCGTTCACGTATGTTTCTTCGCCCCCGTAGTTCTCCTCTTGGTGTAGGGGTTGTGGTTAATGAACTTCTTCGCTACCTTCTTAGGTATCCCAATAGTTGACTTGCCCTTCGCCGCGGCATACATAGCTCGTCTCTGTGCTTCGCTTTTAAATGGCATCGTTACTTCCTATTCACCAACCCTGAGACTAAGGCAGCAAGACCAGAAGGCTGTGGGTTACCACCAGCAGCTTCGAGCTTCTGCTTATGCTCTTGTTTGAGTACACCAAAATAAGCCTGAAGCAACACTACGAGAGGGCCAATCGCTGCCAGCAGGAAAGGCCAACCGTCCGTGATGGTCTTGACCATATCCGTGTCAGCTTTATATATGCCGTATGACCAGAGACATACAGTCACCACAATGGTGAAAGCAATGACATGGAATGAGTGCTTCGCTATGTACGGTCTCGTGGTATGAGGATTTTTAGCATCAGACTCCAGCATTGTGCGAACCGTCTGATTAGATTCTTTGATCTGGGTAAGCTCGACATCGAACTCCTTTTCCATAAGTTGTGCTCGACTCTCAGCAGGTAGGCTATCAACCGCTGCCTGCATCTGAGTACCCGTTGCATTAGCTGGAAGTTTTTTATCATCAGGTAAGAACTCATTAACTGCACCGATTAATAACCCGGCACCGGGGACGGTGGCGCTGATCAATCCCGTACCAACTGTTTTAACTATATCCCAGAGCTTCATTTCTTCTCTCCGATAGTAAACTTTTGCATTCGGTTGCCTTTAGCTTTCCATGAGACATGCACCCATCCAGAATCAGGAACACCCTTTACAGGGTACTCACGTATGAGCTGATCATATTCACAATTATCAGCAATCCAATCAAACAGATCATCGTTAGTAATACTAGCGACTTCAATATCAGCCGCCGCTCCTTCGGGGTGGCTTTTGCGTGCAAAGTACTTATCCCACGAAGTACGGTACGTAGGATTGAGTCCGTTCTCCTCGCACCAGTTAATGAACGCTTTCTTGGTGATGACCTTTTCAAGCGGTTCTCCTCGGAACCACGAATTAACCTTGGTTGATCCGTGTGTGTCCCGAATAGGCTGCAAGATGTTCAGGGTCAGACCCTGAGCATTTTCCTGCACTTCCTCATCGTCGCTTTCATTATCGATCTCCAGCCTACTGGCAGTTTCGCTTTTCCATACCTCGTACCATTTAAAATTTAAACAGTCAGGATGGACTTGTGCTAGTGGATTAGGTCTCATTACGTATCCGCGTTACCTGCATTAATGTCGTCAGTGTAGTCAGTAATTGCTTCTGCTCTGGTACGGGTATTCGTTGCCAGATAATTAGCTGGCAGAGTGTTCAAACGGTTAGCGGCATTGCCACCAGTTGACTGCACCGTTTCCAGCGCACTCTGAATCTGGAGAATCCGAGTGATGATGTAGTTATCCCTCTTATTGAACAGCTCAACTATCTCGCGAAACTGGATTCCTTCTAAGCCAGCATTAGAAGCATCAGCGGGGACAGTCGTGGCATCAATAGCATCTTGTTGGTTATTCGTAGTTTGAGCTGCCTCAATTGCAGCGTTAACTACAGCCTTTTCTACTGGTGTCATTTCAGTAACAACATCCCCAGCGATGTTCCAGTAGATCGAGTTCGGTTCCTGCGGCAATACGCCAGACAAATCTGGATTGATAATCCAATCCAGCGGATCGAAGGCAGGCGTATTTACGCTCTGCAAATACTGCTTCGTTGTCCTATTCAGTACGTCAGCCATTAAACATTTCTCCTGTATCTGAGTCCCGCATCATAATTGTGTGTCGGCGTACCAGTGATGCTTGAGGCATGAAGTGCTTGAACCTGTTCATACAGGGTCGCCACTGTTTGACCTTCCACGCCACCATTCATATGGTAGAGCAAGCTATCAGCGACAATGCCATCCGTTCCCCTACAGGCAAACAGTGTTTGAATCTCGCCAGCCGATAGCGCTCGATCAAATACCCGAAAGTTTGCAACAACACCATTCCACCCCTGTCCAGCACCGCCGGGGGACACGCCAATGTTATTAAGGCCATTCTGTGCTCCCGAAAAACTAGCTGATAGATTAGAACTAACCTGTACTCCATCGACATAACCAAATCGATCACCATTAGTTACATCCTGCACGAACACAACATGAGTAAACTGACCAATCGGATTAAGTGTCACCGTGATTAGTGTGCCTGATTGTAGATGGTCACTCGTCAGTACCAGTGAGCCACTCGAAGATCGAGACTCCCACCCACCAGTATTACCACCCGGTCGCCGGTTACCGCTAGTGCTGTCCACACGCAGGGTCATTTCAACTGTATGATCTGAACTGGCACGGTTGTAGTTGGCTATCGTAGTAGCCCACTCACTGCCATTCATTGCCATACCCATTATCTGAACTCGATTGTTACCGATAGCAGAGCCAGATCACCTACCAGTGTGTCACCACCAGCATTGGCATCCCGGCTCAGTTGCATTTGATAAATCTCACCCGCGGTCAGCCCCCAAGAGGCCAAAGTGCCGGGGCTGAAAGTTTCGGTATAAACAAAATTCTCATTTGCCGGTAAGTTAATATCGGACAGTGCATTAGTAGACCATGCTGCTACCGCGGTACCATCACCAATCGCCCGTTTATGTAATACCATCACAGCGTTTTGTAAGGTGACACCACTCTCGCGCCTTGCATGGGTCACTACGCGCATAAACTTCGCTTGCTCCGGTACCTTGACGATAAAGCCGATAGCCTCGTCAGTGCCATCGTCGAAGAGCCTGACCGTCAATGCGTCATTGTTCGAGTCAGCCGAAGCAGGTGCGCCGACATTGACGTTCCAGTTACCACCAACCGTGTACTCAACCTGATCCGCAAAGAAGTCATAAATCTTGAGTGGGATCGCCTCACCTGCATAGCGCATCACGCCTTCTTGGGTATTAATATCCTCACGACCTGCAACCGCGGTGAATTGGTTATCAACACCGTAGGCAATACCGTTATCGATAATTGTCTGCGCGTAGGTTTTACCCTGAATCATCTGGCCGATGTCAGCATGAACTTCGAGGATAGTGAGCGAGTCATCCTGATCTGCGATATGTAGAGATATATCACCATCGACCTCGCCCGCCATGATCCGCACACCGTTACCGGTTGCCCTGCCTTGTACTGTAAGCGGGTAGGTGTTATCAGGAGTGATGCCTGTGCCAGCCTGAAAGTCAAGCTGCAAGAATCCAGTGGCTTCATCAGCATCAAACAGGATACGCGGCACCTCGCTGGCAGAGCCATCGAGCATACGCAAGATACCTTGATTACTGCCGCCCGTATTCAGCTCCATACAGCCATTGCTGGTACCACCAATGAAACGGAATATCTCGCCGCTTACAGTGGTGTTTGTGATGAACAAGACAGGACCAGCAACACCTGCCTCAATGGTGACTACGCCTGAATCATCGTAGGTGAATACTCCAGCAGTCTCGCCTTGAATCAGCGTACCGGTCGCACCGTCGAATCGGACAACCTGATTATCGGTTGAGGAGCCGGGGCCGACTACATCACCACCACCAGCAATCGAAGCCCACGTACCGTCACCTCTCCAGTAGGTCGAAGCACTGGCACCTGTGCCGCCATTCAGATTACCTACCGGGAGATCCCCGGTGATGTCTGTTGCGAGGTCAATTGGGTCTACCTGAATATCTTGACCAACAAGCGTCAGGTAAGTACCTGTGCCTGACAGGGTGACAGGAGTACTGTTATCTGTTCCCGCCACATCAACATTAAGAGTAGTTCGTGCTGTGGCAGCGTCAACATCATCAACTAAACTCGCACCGAAAGTTGAAATCGTAGTGTTAGCAGGGAGGCTGAAAGTATCCAGATCAGCATCGAGGCTTGGGATATCTGACAGGGTTATCGGGTCAACCTGTATGTCCTGCCCGACAAGTGTTAGATAGGTCCCGGTTCCTGACAGGGTGACAGGAACACTGTTATCGGTACCTGCTGGATCAACACCCAAGGTAGTCCGTGCTGTAGCAGCATCAGCATCATCTACCAGTGTCGCACCGAAAGCAGATATCGTGGTACTGGCTGGTAAACTGAACGTCTCCAGATTCGTATTAAGCGCACCGACATCCAAGCCATCCACTGTTCCCGGGGTTGCGATATTGCCTGAATCATCAATCGTAACAAGGCTATCTTGGATCAGCTTACCGGTCGCAGTATCGTATCTGGCGATTGCTTCATCGGTCGCACCGGCTGGCCCAACGACATCACCGCCCGCAGGGACAAGATCCAAAATATCCTGAATGGTGAAACGCAGGTTTGAGGCAGTGCCATCATCAACCGCAACCTCATCAGTCGCATCGAGCGTAACACCGGCAGCGAGATTGCTGATGTCCAGTGACCAGTCAACCTGATCCACGCCGGGGGTGCCTGAGTTAGTTGCATCGACACTAATACCACCATTGTTAACCAGACCTTTGAACAGGACTTGCTCAAACGTGCTTGATGCCAGCGTAGTACCTGTATCACCTTGAATAGCACCATAGGCATTGAGGGTTGCATTAATGTCAGTGAGTTCTATAGGGTCAACTTGGATGTCCTGCCCGACAAGCGTGAGGTAAGTGCCTGTTCCTGAGAGCGTGACAGGAGTACTGTTATCTGTCCCTGCTACGTCAACATTAAGGGTGCCCCTTGCTGTAGCGGCATCAGCATCATCTATCAGTGTCGCACCGAAAGCGCTAATCGTAGTGCTAGCCGGTAAGCTGAACGTCTCCAGATCAGTATCGAGAGCACCAACATCTAAGCCATCTACGGTACCCGGCGTGCTGATATTTCCTGATCCATCTACCGTAACCAGAGAATCCTGAATCAGCTTACCGCTGACACCATCGTACAGGGCGATTGCCGTATCAGTCGCACTCGCAGGGCCGACAACATCACCGGTACCAACCGCATCAACCGTAAGCAGGAATAGGCAAGAGCAGTCTTGATTGTTCTGGTAGAGCGTATCTGAGTTGACGACCGTAACAGGAACTGTCCACCAGCCACCGTTGTCAGTGGGTGCGCCAGACACTTGGAACAGAGCAGCCCTCGTTGCATCATTAGCCTGCTGAACATAAATCCTATTACCAGTCTGCAAGAAGCCCAGCAAGGTGCTCGCATCGAAGTTCTGATTGGTCGTATCGTTGAAGTAAAGCGCAGTGATACTCGCCATCGTGGCGTTATTCGCGGAGAATCTTTTATTGCCGGGATCAGCCGCGGCAGTCGCCGTATTAAAATTCCACGAACCACTGACAGTTCCGCCACCACTGGTAACGGTAACAACACCATTTTCATCGATAGTGGCATCGCCAGACATAGTGACATTGACAAACCCGGGCTCAGGGGTTGCCGCTGAATCGTAAACATATATCTGCCCATTAATCGGAGTACCGACAATCTCAAATGGGGGTGCCGGGGTTGTAACTGTACCGAGGTGAGCTGCAACAACGGCATCAAGAGCTGTCTGCTCTGGGCCAGTCAGTGCTGGTTCGAAGGTAAAAGTAACCCCAGTTGGAGCACCGGCAGGTGTCTTTTCACTATATTCCAGCTTGGTAGCGAGGCCGGGATCAGCATCGCGAGTTTCCATTTCCAGCGAAAACAAGTCAGCATCAGTGCCACCTTGGGCTACGAACGCGGAAAATAGATAAAATTCTGTAGCCATTAAGTGAGCCTCCTGACTTCGAGCCGCCTACGTCGAACCTCACCAGTTGTGCCAGTCAGTGGGAAAAAATCAATCGTTAGGGAATGAGCGCCAGCCGTAAGGTTGACCTCGCGCATACCTGAAACAGGTGCTTCGACGGTCACACCAATTGGAATTGCAATATCGTTAAATGCCTGATCAGCTGCGTCGAGTTGTACTCGGGTTCGGGTAATCGAATTAACCGTATCATTCTTAGTCTCGAAGTACCACTTGATTAGATAATCGCCCGCTGCCGGGGTAGTGAAATTCAGTGTCAGCGCATTAACAAATGCCGCCGCGGTCGTAGTAGTTGACCCTTCCGTTTCCGCATAGTCGGAGTATTCTAAAATACTGGTACCAACGGGTGTCCAGACAACCCCATCATTCTGATACAGAGAATCGAGGTCGGTATCGTAGACGACCAAACCCTCAACATCAGTCAGGCCGGTACGCTGTGCCGTAGTCAGCCTTGGGAATAAGATACCACCGTTCGTTCCTTGGAAGTCAGCGATTGCAGTATCGGCGGTGTCACTGAGTACCAGTTTCGTAGCATCGGCAGCTCTGAGAACTAGGTCACCAAGATGAGCAATAACGCGCAACTCATTAGCGGAATCGACATAGATTATTTCAGCTACCTCTACCGCAGCCTGATCCATGATGAGTGTAGGATTACCAGTTGCACTCGCAGAAATCGAGACTTCTGGCGATGAGACTGTACCATCACCAACAGTTAAGTGATGATTTGCGCCACCCCAATCAAGAGCAGGATCGGCACCAAATGCACCAGCACTGTTAAACTGGATCTGACCATCTATGCCAGCAGGAGTACCAGCAGGAGCAGAATAGTTACCAGTTTCATCAAGGTAGTTAGTAGCCGCACCAGCATTGCTGAGGGTTACACCATTGACGGAAGTTCCTGTAATCGCTGCATCAAGATTGACAATCGGGTTAACAGGGTCAGTCGCATCAACACTGATGTTGGTACCACCAACTACAGAGTCAACTTGCCCACTACCAACGGGTGTCGCCCACGTACCATCGCCGCGCCAGAACGTAGTGGCACTCGCGCCAGTTCCACCGTTGAGATTAGCTACCGGTAAATCGCCAGTGATATCAGTAGTCAGGTCAATCGGATCTACTTGAATATCCTGCCCAACGAGGGTCAGATAAGTCCCTGTTCCTGAGAGCGTGACATTAGTGCTGTTATCCGTCCCTGCAACATCGACGTTAAGGGTACCCCTTGCTGTTGCGGCATCAGCATCATCGATTAGTGTGGCACCGAAAGCTGAAATCGTAGTACTGGCTGGTAAGCTGAACGTCTCCAGATCAGTATCCAGTGCACCGACATCCAAACCATCTATGGTGCCCGGGGTTGCGATGTTGCCTGAGTCGTCAATTGTGACAAGGCTATCCTGAATCAGCTTACCAGTTGCGGTGTCATATCTAGCAACCGCTTCATCAGTCGCACCTGCGGGGCCAACTACATCACCGCCAGCGGGAACAGCTTCAAGTGAGATCAGACCGGTACCGAAGTCATACGTCAGAACAAAGTTATCTTGTCCAACTCCGACAGTTTGATCTGCATCAAATTGAAAATTACCGAGATTAATATCTTGAGCGTTAAGGTTTATTGTGCCCGTACTTTGAGCATTGAGAGTCAAGACATTGAGATTGGTATTCCCCAGAACCAGAGAGCTGACTGTCGTACCAGCGGCACGCTCAGCAACTAAAAGATCGTCAAAGGAATTATAGGCATCATTAGCTGAGCGAAGTTTGAACTCAATGCCATTAAGATTGAATTCCCAGTTTTTCTCGTCAAGAGGTCGGCTGGTATCCTCGAAGCGCAGACTCTGGGAGGCACCAGCATTAGTTAATACTAGGTCACCAGCGGTAATGGTTGCCACTGATCCGTCATATGTGAAATTAGCACTGCCTTCTATATCGTTTGCAGTTGCAGCACCTACAGCAATTTGGTTATCAGTTATCGAGCCACCAATAAACGTTCCTGCTGGAGCATTGAGAATGGTTTCAGCACCCAGTTCATCAACAAACACAAGTTCCTGCGGATCGGTATCTCGGACGTATAACTGACCAAACAAAAGCTCGTCATCAAAACCGTCAATTGACTGCTGACGAAAACGCACCCCGCGCTCGAATGTAGTTCCCTCGCGGTTAAGGGTTTGCTGCACGACATTATCAGCTAATAGCTGTAACAGGCTGGTCGTATCACTGCCTGCTACCTTGGCACCGACTTGCAAAATATCGTTCGTCGGAAAGAACTGGATTCCCGCCATTTGGATGCCAGCATGGTAAAAGAAGATAGAGCCGACACCGAGATTACCCGCTACCTGATCGAGTATTATCTGCGGATTCCGCGCTGCCGTGGCATCAACCGTTAACGTCCGGTCAAATCCAGATTCGGTATATGTCAATTCCGGCCCTGCGCCGAATGAACCAGAGTCGTTATATTGGATTTGGGTATCTGCACCAGCAGGGGCACCACCACCGGTATCAGTCAGGTCAAATTCGACGCCTGACTCAGTAGTAAATTTAATGTGCTCGTCAGCTGAATCTACCCAGAGTTGACCATAGGTAGGTCTATCAGCAATCGAAGCAGCTCGCTCCAAAATGAAGATCGGCTGATTAAGCTCAATGGCACCGGTCTCCAGCGCCATGACTTTCGTGCCGTTGGGGATATCAAATTCAAGCTGACCAGCAGTGTCATCCCATCTTGCTATTGCGCTCTCAACACCAGCGGTACGCCACGTGTGCTTACCGATACCACCTACCGGTGCGCTGACTGAAATCTCTGGTTGTGACAACCCAGCATCGCCTACAACGAACTGGTCAATGGTAGGGTTAAATGTTAATGCTGGGTTAGCATCAAAAGCACCGAGAGTGTTGTACTGGATCTGGTTTGATGAACCAGCAGCAGCACCACCAGCAGCTGCTTCAAGCGATATCAGACCAGTGCCAAAGTCATAGGTTAATACGAAATTGTCCTGACCGGCACCGACAGTCTGATCAGCATCGAAAGCGAAATTGCCCAGATTAACAAGGTCGGTATTTAGCGTTATGAAGTTTTGCGCTACCCACTCGATATCGTCTACCTGTATACCGACACCGGTACCGCTGCGCTGAACCTTTTCGTAGTAAATATTAATGAGCTGGTCGTCGGTCGAGATTTGTCGCTCTTGCCAGCTTCCAGTAACATGCGTTCTGAATACTTTCTGATCCAGAGGACGCCCAGTTTCCGACAAGACAATCGTAGGCTGAGTACCAGCCATGAACAGCTTAGCAGTGCCAGACTCGAAGGTAAGATCAGCACTACCCTCGATGTCGTTAGCAGTTGCCGCACCAACAGCCAGTTGATTGTCAGCAATCGAACCACCGATACCACCGCCACCAGTAGCAGCTTCAAGTGAAATTAATCCAGTACCCTGATCGTAGGTCAGTACAAAATTATCCTGACCCGCACCGATAGTCTGGTCGGCGTCGAACGCCATGGTCCCCAAAGTAGCAACGCGGGTGCTGAAATTACCACCGATTAAAGGCGTATCAGTTGCCGACTGATCGATATACAACCGATTAGAAAGGTTAAATGTTGCGGGGCCTGCAAGTGGGCCAATTGCAACATTGTTATCACCTGATGCCCCGAAGTTACCACTGAAATAACCAACGGCTACATTTCGTTCACCACCTTGGGTCAGCGCCAGATAACCAATACCGGTGTTCTCATCGCCAAGCACACTGGTAGAACCTGATGATCCACCGACGAAAGTGTTATTGTCATTGTTGCTTAAAGACGAGCCAGCTGAATTACCGATACCGATGTTACGGTCACCGTTATTCATCCCGCTCAAAGCACCGGAGCCGACACCGGTATTGAGGGACGCACCCGACATGGTAACTGCGCCAACATTGTTACCGACAAAGGTATTGTTCTGCGCCGTTCCAAGGTTCGGCGAATTCATAGTATTGTGGCCGACAACAACATTGCCACCGACTGATAGTATGCCGCCGCCAGAATCGTTTAATGAATTATTACCTATGGCAATATTGAGGTCTGACGTAAGTAGTGCTGTACCTGCGTTTTCACCCAGTAGGATATTGTCTGAACCGGTAGTTAAACTCGCTCCCGCTCCATCCATTGCAACATAGTTATGAGTACCAGTACCAGCAAATAAGGAAGCACCGTATAAGTTATTATTCGCATCTTCTGTGAATACCCCACTACCGCCAGCTAACCCAAGTTGGAAATCTGTACCGGCATCGTCGGTGAACCATAATGTATTTGGTGTTCCATCCAATACCCATAGTTGGCCGTACCCACCTACGTCAATATCAGCAGCTGCTTTCTCTTCCATGTAAATTGACGCGCCGTTTGCCATTATTAACGCGCCAGCTGCTGTACCAAAGGACCCAGTATTACCTTCAACTATAACGGGAGTATTAAAATCATCGAGGAATTCAACTGCTCCCTCATCAGCTTTCAGGGTGAGAATACTGCCTTCAAGTCCCGCGGCATCCCTACCATAAATACGAATTTCACCACCCCAAACTTCACTTCTAATCTGAAGCTCGTTATCGATATCGAAACCAATTCTTGCATAGCGATTAGCATCGAGTGATTCAATATTGAACCACGCCTCAATTGGGTCAGCAGCTGTTGGATCTCCGATACCACCGGAGCGTAAATTAATCTCCCCCTGTAAAGCCTCGAAGAAAATATCGCCAGCATTATCAAGCAGGAGTTGATCCGTCTGCCATTCCATGGAGCTGGTGCCATCACCAACGCTAAAAATCCCAGTAGCATCATCATAGGTAAAATTAGCATTGGCACCGAAAGCAGAGCCGCCATCGTTAAAAATAACCTGTGTATCAGCGCCGGGTGGAGGTGCTGCAAGGTTCGGTACGACTGTCCAGTTACCAGCAAAAGTGGTCGTACTGGGGGTATCGACTAAAGCAATTAGTAGATCACCGACAATGAAAGCCTGTCCGTCTACCGTCCCTGCGACCGAACAGTTGAACCAGTCTCCCTGACTACTGGTTACAGGGAAGGTACCAATTGAAGCGTCAAACGTGCCTTGGTACTCGCCAAACTGAGCAGCGGAGGGGACAGAATAACTCCCTGTCTCATCAAGATAGCTAGTCGCCGCACCGGCAGTGCTGAGAGTTACCCCGTTGACGGAGGTACCCGTGATCGCAGCATCGAGATTGACAATCGGATTAATAGGATCAGTAGCATCAACATTGATATTTGTGCCACCGATTACAGTATTTACTTGTCCTCCACCACCGCCACCGGTCCCCATGTAAGCAATGACGTACATGGTGTAGACGTTACGTGGGCGGGTTTCGTTACCGCCTGTAAAAGCAGTGTTACGGCCCTGCGCGGTGCTACGTTGGTCTGGAGCACCACCGTTATCAGTAAATCCGCCAATATTTTGTTGTGCCGTAAAACTATGTCGATGTGATTCAAGTTGATCAGCCTGCTTGGTACCAACATTATCACCAGTAGTTCCATCACCCCGGTCAGTACGCGAGCCAGAATCAGGATCGTTGCCTGCTCCATTATCCCAGCCACGCAGGAATTCACCCCTGTAGTCAGGCAAGTTAAAGGTCGCACCAGCGCCACCATAGGTGTAACCAATGACAGCGAACAGGGCGGCATAAACTGTGGTATCTACGCCTGAACCATCACACTCAAGAAAGCCGGTTGGTGGGGTATCAGTGGTCCAAGGAATAACACCACCAATTGGAAGGCTACCGCCCCCACCACCGCCAAGGTCACTAATCGTCAAGACGCGCTCGAAACCTGCGCCAGTAGAAAGATTGTTAACTTCCAAACCGCCAGCGGTATCCGCCAGCGTTCGCGCTACTTGAGTCTTAGCAGGGCCGGTATTATTGTAGAAAATCCATTGGCCGACACTTTCATCCCACATGCCTGCGATAACGCCATCTGATCCAAACTGTACATCGCCGGGGGCAGTCGGATGGTTCTGTCCATACATGGCGACCTGACCGCCTTCGTTGAAGTCAGCACCACCAGCAAGAGTCAATCCACCAATAGTTCCGACTCGCGTTATCTTCGGAAAGCTGGTAGTGGCCACGCCTAGCTTGATGTGCGGGGCGGCGTTATTGATATTCAGATTTGCAGCACTGTAGGTTAGCTCCGTACCGCTCCATGTTAGATCAGCAATGCCACCAAACACACCAGCGTTATTGAACTGTAATTGAGTATCTGCACCGCCCGGGATACCGGCACCACCGGTATCAGTCAAATCGTAATCAGTACCCGCAGGGTCTGTGTAGATCAGCTTCTGATCTGAACTCCGCATCCATATTTCACCCTTAGTAATATCAAGGGGAAAGGCATGGTCAGCACGTTCTTCGAGTCGATAGCCACCATCGCGCAAATCCAGACCGGTCGCATCGAAGAAAGCCGCGGCAGTATTGTTCGCGAATATCCTTACGCTGGCATCACCCTCGATCCGGAATGAGTCATCAGAATCGAGGTACGTAATGATGCCTTTGATATCACCAGCTTGCTCGAAGTACAGTCTTGGATCACCAGCGGCAGCGGCGTCTATATGCAGAATCGGGTTACCTAACGGGCCCGGGCCGAGCGTCAGTTCTCCTAAAGTTATGTTGTATCGTAGGTCTGTAACACCTTCAAAAAGACCGGCATTATTAAACTGGACAGTGGTATCAGCACCGCCGATCTTATTCAGTTCGATCTGGTTGGCGAATTCATCCAGAGTACCCATGGTGACTCTGTTTTCCACAACATCATTAGTAGCGAAAGCTTCAGCTGTTGTACCACCAACAGCTCGGGTCACAGTTAGTACATTTCCTGTTACGTCAGTGACGATAACTACTTCTGATACGAATACCCCCGCAACCTGTTTTTCAAATACCGCGTAGAAATATTCAGCACCTGCAATAGGTGGGAAGGTCGAAGCATCATCGACTGTTACTGTTGTATCCGCAGGAGCAACTGGGGCGGCAAATACCGCTCGCCCAAAATTGACAAACTGCGTGTTACTGGTATTGGGCATTAGAAGGTGCCTGAATCAATAAATTCGTCAAGGAACCCGGCAGTGGCGCGAAGCTCTACCCGGGAACCTAATGCATAATCTTGAGCTATGGTGCCTTCCTCTCCACGAGTCACTGTCAAAGTATCGGTGGAACGCTCAGTCAAGTGGACTACCTCTTTGACACCGCTAACATCCTCAAGAACAAGAACGGAATATTGAACGCCTGCAATCGGGTTCGGAAAAAACTGGCCTTGTCCGACATCCAATACAATAGTGGTGTCCGCGGCTAGTATGGGAACTGCCATGGTGCCTGACGCAAAATTGTTATAAATGACCTCCATTAAATCTCCTCCACAACGAACTCAAGTTCGTCCTGCCAAATTTGTCCGTCAGTAGTTTGAACCGTAACTTCCACTTTATAGCGCTCTCCGTCTTCTCCACCTCCACAAAAGATAACAACTGTTCGAAGTGAGGTACCAATACCAGCGCTGTTGATGACGAATGGTGTTGTTGTCACGGGCGTAACAACAGTGCCATTAATCGCGGCTAGTATGTTGGGGTCTTGTAACCTCTCTGTGTAGTCAATCGTAAACTTACGATTCTCAGCAGGTTGCATGAAAAATCTATCCAGTAACATTACGCTGCCTCTTTATCGCAGGAAGGCCATGGCCTTGTAGGATTAACATCAGGATTGGGGTTAGTGCCTGCTTCATCTGATAATGGATAAGCGTAGGCGGTATCGTGGTACGCACAGGCTGCGATATCCGAATAATAAATACCAACAGCAACGCAGGTACCATCAGGTTCACCAGAATCAATTAATACTGATGACGGATAAAGTATGGTTGTCGGTCCCCAGAAAACAGTGATTAACTGTATTTCTTTATCGCACCGCCGCCCCGCTATCGGGGTACAACCAGCAATTATTTTGGAACCAATACTCATAGCTGAAAGAAAGCACCGCCCGGTCCACCCGGGGTTAATGCGTAGTCGTTACCAACAGGTTGAAATGTAAAACCGATAACCTCATCCATAAAGGCAATCAAAGAGCCATCTGAAAATCGATACAAAATTGCGACTGCAACGGTCAAGGGATCAGTCAGATTGGTATAAACAGAAGGTCCTGCAATAGCGAATCCGTCAGCTACTGATCGTGATGTCAACGTAGAGCCGGGATCTATTTGGGGTCCTGCAAGCTCTGAAATATTGACATGCAGCGGATCATAGATCGTCGTTGCGTCATACAATGCCACACGAATATCATCAACAAGCCAATTAAGCTGCTTCGTTAATATTAACTCCTTGAAATTAAAGTACAGTGCATTCAAATGAACGAGTCCCCAATACGCTGCTTAGCAAAATCTGGAAACGCCCAAGCCTGAGCGTCAGTAAATTTACCATCGGCAATTGCACGAGCACGTTTGATGTGGTTTCGAAATTTCCTAGCATGCATCGTACCCATCGAAGGATTACTCCATGGCTTCGATATCATCATCATGCACTTACCACAAACACCATCAATAAGGGCTTCCCGCCAGTGCGTCCAGAAAACTTCAGGCAGGCGGATATTAGGGCCCAGAGGGATGATCGATACATCCGCTAAATAAGCATCATCCCAGTCTTGTGTTGGTATCGGATTAAGAGAAATACACCCCGGTGCCTCCATAATATACGCAGTGGGTTGGTCACCAGTTGGGCGCAAATATGGGATTGAGGCACCGGGCGTCAGTAGTTTATTAGTACTCGGGTTAGAACTAAAGGTTAATGCATAAACATAACCAATCCGAGTATTACCCGGTAGCGGGTCAAGGAAGATTTTAGGGTTATCCGCTTTGCTACTTAAGGGACCTATAATCTCAACCCATGCACGGCCATCCTCACAGAATTCACGTAAGGTTGAAGCGAACATGACCAGTAAAAATTCTTCAGTTATCCCCGGCAGCATAGGCATCAGGTACTGGAACCAATCCTCTGGTTGGTACTGCTTACTCATCGGCTAAGGCTCCTCGACTCAGTATTGTCAGAACCAAAAGCCCGTAACAGTAAAGCAGCACGACCGTCTACGGTGTACTCGTCGTCTTTGAGTTCAGCATAACCAGCGACAAAATAGATTAAACCCTGATAGAACATCGGGTTGATAGGGATGTTTGCTGCGAGATCCCCGGGCGTGTCATCATATTCAGGCAGGTCAACGCCGTATTGACCAAGCCACGCATCAGGGCGAATACGTTTTAATTCATAAAGGGAATTATTGAGGAAGCTCAATAAATCCAACGTAGGATTGCGGTATGGCTCTACCTCATCCTGTAATATCCTACGGGCTCCTGCAATGATTTGTTCAACTGTTTTCGGCACCTGAATCAATTCCCTCAAGTATAGCGTCTAATTCTTCTTCAGAATCAGCGACTACGGGTTTACTTGGGGGTTTGCGACTTGCAGCCTTCTTCTTTGGAGCAGCCTTCTGGGGAGCGGCCTTTTTCTTAGCGGACGCTGCCTTCTTTTTCGAAGGTGCCTTCTTGGTAGAAGGTTTTGGCTTATCTTCGGGCTTGGCTTCCTGCGGCTTAGACAGATCCAGCTCGACGACTTCCATTTTTGGGTTTGTTGCCAGTACTGCGTTATACCCAAAAATAGTGCCACATTCTCTTTTTCGCAACCATTTTTGTTTAGCCATTTTTCTCTCGTAAAGAGCTGGGGCCACTATAGCCCCAGCGTCTTATTACATCAACTACCGATTAGCCTTTGGCAGCGTACAACAGCGCGAGAGCAGTTCCGTCAGTTACTTTGTAACCGTAGACTTGCAGACCACGCATGATGGTACCAAAAGTGCGTTCTGCACGGATAGTTTCCATCTTTGTCAGCTGTGAGGCGAATGTCAGACCGTGGCTGTGACCGGCGAAAATGCTTGTAGCATTATCAGCTGGACCGGAGAACGGCAACAGGTTTGACGCATAAAGGGTGAAACGGTCAATCATACCGAGGCGACCATTACGCAGCATAGTCATGCCATCGCCAGTCAGGGATGCATCACGCAGCTCGGAAGCTTTGATCATTGCAGCAGCCCATGCCGGGAGAATCAACCAGCGTCCCTGCTCAGGGATATTGGCTTCATCAAGGATCTGACCCAGACGCAGGATCGCGTCAACGATATCGACGTTAGTACCCGGGGTAGCACCTTTCGGTACCAGCAACAGAGGCGTACCAGCAACACCAACATCGATGTCACCAGAAATGCGGCCAGCTGTCAGCCCTTGGTTACCCGAGTTACCGACAGGTGCCGGTGCTGGGTAGTTAGTGATGATATCAGCAGCGATATTGCCGAGAACATCAGTGTCGATAGCGATCTTCATTTGCTCGGAAGCATCATCAGACCACATGCCAAGCAGGTTCAAATCCGCTTGGGTCTCCATGACATCATCAACGATAGCCGCGAAATACTTACCTTTATCGATAAGCAGATCGACGAGGTTTGAAGAAGGACGTTCAACATCAATGTCCTGATCAGCCTCGTAGTTGTTGATGGTCAGCGTTGGCTTGGTACGAATATTGACGGTGTCGCCTTGATTCGCAATTTCGCCAGCGTAATCAGTGTTAGCAATAGCAGCCAACACGGTTGCATCGTAGAACTTCTCGATGAGTTTTCCGGACCATAGGGCCGGGATGAAAATACCCGTATACGCGGGTGCGGCAACTGGGCCTGCTCCACCGGGATACGGGGTTGCGCTTACTGGATAAGCCATGACATATATCTCCTAAAAAACAGTTATTGCCCGATCAGGATTCTCCCCTGAGTCAGAGCAGCTTGTATTTCCGCTTCAGTCGCCTTGTATTCATCCTGACGACCTTTATACATGCCCTTTCGGGCATCCTCGTAGAATTTGCCGATTTCCGACTCCTTCCACTGACGGCCTGTTTCTTGAATATTGTCAGCCCCACCACTCGCGCCTAAGCCCGGTGATGCTAGCGTTTCCAGAGTAACCGCGGGTTGGCGTGCTGGTTCAGCCACCTCAGTTTCTTCAGTGTTCGCTGCGGGTTGCAGTGCTGCATTTTCTTTCAAAAAGCCCTTAAAGAACAGAATAACCCTTTCGGTATCATTTTGCTCAAATGCTCTCGTGAGCAACAGTTTGCGGGGAACTCCCGCATACACATCTTCCTCGCCAAGCCAGTTTAAAAAGTCAGGACTTGTGTTAACCTGCTTCCAGTTAGGCACGGCACCGGCTAATGCGGTGTACAACTTGCCTCGGACATCAGCTTCTTGCTGCTGCCCTACGCTTCCGACAACCTCTTTCAAGGTCTCGTTTTCTCTCCGAAGCTCTGCCAGTTGCCCAGCTACGGCTTCAGTTGCGGCCCGCTTGATTACATCAATCATGTCGGGTCCATAATCTGCGATTTCTTCCGAAGTCAGCAGGTTCTCTACTGCTGCATCCATATCACCACTGGGTGATTCGACTTCTCCGGTTTGCGAGCCTTTCATGCCCTGCAAATTCGCCAACATTCCTTCGAGTGCTTCCACTCGTCCTGTCAGCTCAGCATTAGCACGCTTCTCGGAATTATACATTCCTTGGAGTGTTTTATACTTATGCTCAAATTCAGCAGCTTGAACCGCTGGGTCTACACCCAGTTCAGTCGGCTCAGGCTGCTCGTGCTCTTCGGTCGTGACGATCTCATCGGCTTTGGGCGTTTCAGCCTCAAAGTCTAGGCTCTTGTCTACAGGTTCCTGTACTTCTTCGGTTTCACCTTCAGCTTTGTTTTCCACGACTTCAAGTTGTGGATTTTCCGCTTGTTTCCGCTCAGCTTCAATTTCAGCCGCAATTCTGTCGGCTTCTTCTATCTGATCTTGGACCTGCTTTGGCAATGCCATATTTTACTACCCACGCGGTTTTGCTATTGAATCGGCTTTACCTATCCCACGCATAATCTCGGTAACGCCTCTGGCAATCCCTCGGTTTACATCGGCTATATCACCCGGGCCGTATAAACTGAATTCAATCGCCTCGTGTCGGTAGGCATTGATGGCTTCCATAAGCAGCTTGAAATCTGCACTATGGGAGATACGCATCACCGCCTCCGCTTGCTCAACCGTTAGTTTCAACGGCTATGGTCTCCGACTACGATATCTCGAAATCGGGTAACTCAAACTCATACAGTCAGAACAACGTGCAAAGGACGATGTCCCCGGCTTGCTGTACTGGTTCATGCGAGTACGTTCCGCATCACCGATGAGGTTTTGATTTTCGTAAAAGCCCGTGTCTCTCTGGTTCGAGAGTTTCATGCCGTTGATTTTACGGGCACCGGGGGCTTTTCCCATTTGGCCTTGCTTGACGAAACTGGAGTTTCCGTACATGGCTCTAACTCGGTAGGCCGTTCAGGTTAGAGAACATACCGCCATACCCGGGGTTTTTCTCATAGTCTTCCGCAGCAGGCGATTTACCATTGCCTTTTTGCAGATGACATTTAACCGTTCCAGTGTCATCTTTCTTGGTTGGCATGCCACCGGGATACTTAGTGCCATTACCAGAGGGCCAGCCACCGATTGAGTTCAGCTTGCCCTGACCGGATTTTGAAGGATACATTTCGTATGCCATGAGGAGACTCCTTATCGGACAGCAACAGACGACCGGCGTGGACCGGGGCCGGGAGCAGAGCCGTAAGCTTCGCAACCATTAACGATATAATTACCGTTGGGGTTTGCGCCCTTGAGGGGGTTAAATGGACCCATGCCCAGATCGCCCGGGCCAGAGACCGAGACAGCACGGGTAGTTTCGCCCTTTGATACACACAAGGGTTTACCAGTAAGTTTTTGAAGTTCTGAATTAATGTAGCCAGCCATGATCTCTCTCCGAGTTAATATTAACTGCTTGACAGTAAGTGTAACTTTACTGCTGTTGAGGTGTTGATGTCAATGTTACCCGCCACCACCAGCAGTACCCCAATTGATACAAATCGGAATCTGATTGCCAACTTCAGATTCCAAGTAATTCTCAAGACCAACATCGAGTACATCGGGCGTATAATCACCGTTACCGGGATTCCATCCCCACTCAACTTCGGGGTATGTACCGAAAGTTATTAACAGACTCCTACCTGCACCGGAAGGAATCTCTGAATTGCCATTCATGTCCATAACACCCGCACCATTGTTGAGACCAAAAATGACTATCTCGAATATGGTCGCACCGTTAATCGTTGGTGGAACCATCGCCCCGTATGATCCACTTTGATAACCTACATTGTTACCAGACTGCCCAACCGTCATGACACCGTTATAGGGATCACACCCAACTGGTGGTTGAACACCACCATTATAATCAATCGGCTGACCATCCCACCCAGAGGAATCAACACCACCGAATTCCCTTCTACCTCGCTGGGATCTGTTCGTACCCAATTAAAATCCTTCCATCTTAATGTAGACAAAATCCACATCAGAACCAGCAGCGTTGGCAACTGTCATTTGAATACGTTTCCATCGACCACCACCGCCGGGATTTTCTTCTATGACGCTATCACTGACACTGTTATACGGTGCTGCGCCGATATACGGACCGGCGTCAGTTGGTTGGCTAACTGGACCATTTTCAGATCCTTGCCAATCCCAATCAATACCTTCATCACCGGGATCTTGTGTATAGGCAGTCCATGAGGGGCCGGGGAAAACTGGTCGCGTTGGGCCATCATCGCTGCTGAAATGAGTAACCGTAAATTCACAGAGTGCGGGGTTAATTAGTCCACCACTCAAATTAACGCCAGCATCAAAACCACTACTTACGTTTTGCTCGATATCATTGACTGAATCAATGACCGGGGGAAGTAAGGCGGGGCCGGGATTGTAATCAATAGGCTGACCATCCCATCCGGATGAATCAACACCATCGAACTCTCGTCTCCCTCGCTGGGATCTGTTTGTGCCCATGATTAACCGCCCGCTTCTTTAATCTGCTTGTCTCTCCAGCGCTTCCGGTTCTTACCGTAGGTTTCCGTGGCTTCCTGCCGGGAATCTTTCTTACCGGAATCGTTCAAGAATTTATCCGTGATATTTTTATTCACGAACTTCGCAACCTCGTTGACGGGTTTCAGCACTTTGAGAATAACGTCTGTGCTGGTGGTTTTCTTTTTCTTGGCCTCACCACCGCTAGCCATTTTCATGCGCGAGGATGATTTCTTTTTCATATATGGATTCATACCGCTTGCCCTCCCGGGCCTCGTTGGTCTGCTCTCATACCCTCTTCAGGGCCGCTCTCGCCACCCCCGGGCTTCTCTTGCTGCATAGCTTGCTGCTGCTGAGCCGCTTGCATTTGTTGTGCTTTACCGGCCATTGTATCTTCATCAGGCACGATGCTCAGAGAGTCGAGCCCTATCCGGTCTCCAATCTCACGGAGTAATTCTGCCCTGCCTTCAAGGCCAATAATCTCAGTATCAATTGGGTTACCAGTAAGCTGCATAAATTCGAGTAACCGGGCACGCTCGCTTTCTTTCTGATTAGCGAAGACGACTCCACGGACTTTGATATTTTCATCGCCATCAAGCCTGCCCTGCTCATCAGTCAGTAGTACGGTATCGTACAATCTCTGTAAGAGGGGTGTAAAAATGTCTTGGTCGATATTAGCGGCAACACCTTGCAGCATCTTACCGGCATTTTGCATCAGCATGCTTAATCCGGAAGCCGTTCGCCCTGCCCCGCCTTGGCCGCTAGCTGAACCAGACATATACCGCGGTATCGCAGAAATCTCGTCAGCCATGACGTTCATTTGCTGGTAAACATTCATCAGCTCTCCGGATCTGGAGTCAGGCTGGAAGAAAGTCACCGCAGGTTCTGCTGAGCCCATAGGATCAGTTAAAGTATGCCAGCGTTTCCACGGGTATAGGTCATCGGTATTCGTATTGGGCGAAACTCGGTCATCGTTGATAACGACTTGCGGCCCCGAAGCGATAGACAGGTTATTCACCAACGCTCGGAGCGAAGCATTGGCAACATCCTGCACATCCGACATGATTTCAGGAACACCATAGCCAACTATCGCCCCGGGGATCTTTTCGAAGGAGGATTTGTAATAAGGGTGTCGTTTACGAGGATTCGGGTCAATCTGGAGCTTAATCATGTGGTATCCCACTAGCCAAGCATTACAGAAGTAATCTTTGTCAGCATCGGGGACTTCTTCCTTGCTGAACCCATATTCGAGCAACATTCTGCCCTGAACATAGCCATGGAACTCTAGGGTGTCGATCTGCTCGGATCGGTTAATATGCGGGTCCATACGGAGTTCGAGGTGCGCTTTTTCGGTATCTGTATAGTCAAGCCAGTCGGAAAGACCACCTTGACCATATTCGTCGAGCGCTGCCCTGATGGCATCGTCATCATATCCCGGTAAGCCGAGCAAATTGTTGAGGTCAGTCCTCTGTAAACGTAGGTGTTCAATGACATTACAATTCTCGAAGTAGTCAGTCTGCGAAGACCAGTAAATGTCGAATGGTGATGGCGTAGTCCAGTACATCTTGGGAAGATTCTTTACAACGGCTTCGCCATTTTCCCATTTCACGTCAGTTGCCATTTTGACAACCGGCCCTTTCATGAACGCATAGGGGAACACGCTCAAGTTGTGGAGGAACTCATTGAGTGCTTGATAAAACATCCCTTCAGTCAGGATGTCATCTAAATAACGGGTTGATTCTGCCGCGGATTTTTTGGCTTGTTTTAAGGCGGATTTTTTAGCGCTTGCTGTTAACTGCTTGATACGATCTGTAACGGTGTTGTGGTCAACCTGCTCACCCGCGGATTGCATCTTCTGCACTTCCATGGTAACCAGCTCAAGAACCGATTTAGTTACATCTTCCGGTAAAGTTGGGTCAGGGGTAGGTTCGATAAACCACGGGCGCTCACCTGCAAGATAGATGTCCCGTAGCATAGCAGTTGCTCCGCGGCACTTGACAGTGGTGAGTCTGGCGAAAACTTGGGACCCGCCGAATTGATTAATCGAAGTAAGTTTCTGTGGCGTATATTCTCCTCGGTAAGCCCTAAGGGATTCGACCAGTCGATCCGATATCCCACGAGTCTCTCGATCCGATCTATATTCGAAAAATTGTGATCGAATATATCCCGCAACGCCTTGCCTTTTGGACAGTTCGGTTTGTTGGGCTTCTTCACGGATCATTTCCTCTTCTTGACGTTCAGCATTTTGCATTTCGCCGTTGCTGATGACACGAAGCATGCCTTGGCTACCTTCCCGCTGGGTTGGGGAGGGAATACCGACTTTATTTTCCGCAGAGGGTAGGGCGTTCGAACCGGGCCCTAAAGACAGGTTTCTTACGCCCGCATGAGTGGTTTCGCCATACGCCATTGACGAACTGTAGGTTTATACTAAGTCCTTGTCAACAACTTCAGCATTACTGCACTCTTAGGCGGCTTTTTTCCCTTTAGCTTCATCCTCGATTGCTTCCAGTCTGGCAATGGTCCGATCTAAAACAATATTCAAATGTTCTTCTCGATCAAGCGCAATCAGAAAGCTGCTCAGGCGGGTAAGAGTTTCCAGTTTGGTTTCTTTTTTCTTGCTCATTGAAATATCCTCATTTTAAGGTTTTTATGTCCACGCTTCTGCGGGGGGTGGTGGTGCAGCTGCCATGGGCTCACTCATAGCCCGTGCCAGCACATTGCTTGCCGCGGATAGCGCGAGGTACTGTAATCCATCCGCGAGATCCGACTCTGGGTGTCCCTTCTCCGGTTTTTCGGCAAGTATCCCCTTCTTGTCACGCGGATAGCGGTAGTCTCGCATAAGCGCCAAGATGAGACGCTCGTTATACCGTTTGTCGATAAGAAGTCCCCCGCCTCCGTCCACTTGCATGCCGAGGTACCGCTCCACGGCCCGAAGGCGCGGCGTAATGTCATTAGTCGGAGCCAAGATGGCCGAGTATCCCAGCCTCTTGACAGCGTCGAGTACAGACTCTTCTCCGATCTGGGAACGCTGTCGCGCAGCGGGGTCAAGGGATATGAAGAATTTTCCACCTTCGAGGACTTGAGTAAGAAAGGGTCTGACGACCTGACTGATGAACTTTTCGATCCCCATGTTTTCGGTGTATACGGACCCAAATACCAAGAGTCGCCCACGGGAGTCGATTTGACCAGCCACCAGAGCCGGGTTGCGCCCGGTATCCATGCCCAAGACAATCGGACGCCCATAGTCGGGGAAGAGTTTTTCCCGAGAGTGAAAATTGACATTAAACGTCTTCGCGAATACCGCTTGTCCCGAGAGACTCGGCGTGATTTTGTTATGTACGTACTGCTCACACCATGCAGGGTCATTTGCCTCAAGAAGGTCTTCATAGTAACGCGGCGGGAGGTGTTCCCGATTCTCTGCCCCCTCTTCAAATGCACCCGGTTGAACGAAATAATCGACATTGTTCGGCCTCTGTGATGTTTCTAAAAAGTCGTAATACTCACTATCCTCGCTGAAGCTGTTGGTCTCCCCCCATAGGCCATAGTAGTAATCGGTCAGATTGACGCGACTCGGATAACGACCGCAACGGGAGTACGCTGCCTGAATCAACTCTAATGGCAGCTCCCGAAATTCCGAAGCCCAGCAGAAGGTGATTTCCAGTGACAGCAAACGCTGCTGATTCTCTGGCGTATCCAGAGGTAGCAAAAGTACATCACACTCGACGGGTATCCCATCGGCTGGTGTAAATCTGATGTATAGCGTCGAGTCGGACACTTTCCAATTCGATATGGGTCTCAGCCATTCCTGCATGGTCACGAGGCACGTTGACTTCAACTGCTGTAACGTATTCCTGATCACCAAGCACCGCGACCGCCTCGTACCGTCAGAGCTAACGCCAATCTCGCTCGCACGCCGCACAATCTCCATGGGGCCTAGTCCTACCGACTTGCCACTACCTACAGGACCGCGAACCATGCGTATACGGGCGTCAGACTCATGAAACTTGGAAATCGTTGGCGAGGCATTATACACCCTGCTGATGTCAGCCACGTTTTAGCCCCTGCATAGCATACGCCATGGCATCGGCATGGTGATCAATTCTATTCTCTATTTTCCGCACTTTGTAATGCAATTTCCCATCCCGCAAGTCATAAAAAAATTCCCGTATTAACTTCGCATCCGAGGCAACATCTGGCGTCACCTCAGCTGGCTTATTTGGCAGTTCGAACGTCTCATCCGCCCACCGTTTTAGTGGAAGTCCCTGCCCGTAAAACAGCCGCTCGAAACAATCAGGATAGTCGGATATTTTTAACCGCTGCCCAGCCGCGGGGACAAGTATTGGCTGAACCCCTTTGTAGGGTGGAGCTTCACACCCGTGTTTCACGTGAAACATCTTTACAGCCCATCACGCCCCTCGATCAGAGACTGGAAGTGGGCATACATGAACTTAGCGAATATTTTGGCCGATTCGTCCATGTCGTCACCTTGAAATGACCAGCGTTTTTCTTCACGGTTGTATGTGAACTCACCGATCACTCGGCCATCGTCATCGCTAAACGTCAAGTTGATTGGTTGGGGAGACAGGGTCAACACTGGTACTGCCAGTTCCGATTTCAGCACGTAAGGATTAATGACCTCTCCCTCAGTATTATCGACCATCTTCAGTGGGTTTTCTTCGCTCATACGTCCACCACCACACCCGAATCAGGGACATTGTGCCACTCACTCCATGGTCCATCGGGTTTCGCCTTCTTCCTTTGCTGCAAAACCTTCTGTCGCTTAACAGCTGAGGTCGCCGGGTTTTCTGCGGTCGCCGGGAAGGTAACTTCTTGCTGCTCTGTTATAAATCGTAACTCAATCATTGGATATCTCCTTCATTGCTGTTTTCCACGCACTGGTATGCGTACAATTTTTACAGGTCGCCTCCCGCGGGTCCGCGGTCCAAGGCACTAATCGATGAAGCCCACACGCTGGATACATTGGGTCCCGCGGACACCAGTGCAGCGGCTTTGGTTCCTCTTCTTTGGGGAACCGCTCTTCAGCAAGCTGCTCAGGAATCGAAGGCTTTTTCCACCACGGGCTCGGCTCTTCTGGCCGTATGATCCCTGCCCACCTCAAAAACCGCTTGAATATACTCACTCGTTCACCTCTTTCGCATCAATCGTTGCTTGAGTGGCTGCGTCGATTGTAAACGGCTCAGCCGTGTGTGCTCCTAAATTCAGGGTCAGGTGAAATTTACTCCCACCGTCTGCCGCGGCTTCCCGCTTGGGGGCAGCATCCGCCAGCTTAACCATCTGGTCATACGCTGCCAATCGGGCGGTAGGGTTTGTCAAATCGTTGTTGAAGAGCTGATGTAACGTCATCAGGTTGTCCTCGACCATCAGCAGAGCCTTCAGCTTAATACGGTCCTTTGCCGACATGGGCGAATTCCACTCACGGCGGAAATCGGTGATCATGTGCCGAAACTGGGGGTCATTGAGTAACTGCTTGAGGTCCAGAGGTGTAAGGCCGAAGCGTTTCAGCACTTCTTCAGTCGGCAACAGCTTGGCACCCAGCTCCGCGGCCAGAGCCGCGAGCTTAGGTTGGTCCATTCCTGCGACCGTACTTACTGCTATTGATTCAGACATCGGCCTCTCTTTGCTTCTTCAACTCGCGGACTACGTACTCCGCGGTTGCTTGTCGAACAATCTCACTATACGAGGTCGCTCTCATTTGTGCCAGTACCTTCGTTGCATGAAGCAGTTTGTTGGGAAGGAATACATTAACTCGGGTCTTGTCGTTAGCCATTATTTACTCTCCTTTACGTAACACCGGGTGTCCGCCAGATCTTTGGCGATGGTCATGGTGCGTTTTGTGATTTCGCTCAACGCTTGACGTTGTGGATGGGTGACTTCGTTACCTAGTTTCAGGTCATTGTGCAGAGCCAGTAGCTCGGACCAGACTTCTAGGAGTTCGTCAGATTTGTAGCCTACGGTGATCTCGGTGTAGCTGTTTTTGTTGGTCATGTCAGTCTCGTTTTCGTTGAAAGATAGGGTGAGTATAAGCGATGTAAAAATGATGTCAAGCTAAAATTTTCAAAAAGTTATGTGGCGTGGGGATAAACCCCCCCACCCCCCGCGGGGGCTTGGTCCACTTGGGGTGGGTCAAGAAGGTGTATTATTCCCTTCATAGGGTGTCAGGACTGCTGCAACAGACTTGCTCTCCAGTGCTCCTGACTAGGTGAATGAAGTTCACCGAACCACGCCACCAAATGGTGGCCTGTACGTCCCAGCTCCGGATAAGCATAGGAAACCGGCAAGCTCAGGTTGATGTCCCCCGAATCGGTAACGGTTTGGACTCGTCATCACGTAAATACGTGGTCTGATGATGGCCCAGTAGGCCGAAACGAGGTACTTCTTATGAAGAAGTCACAACGCCGCAAGGTCAGCAAGCTGACTCGCATGGCTAAACGTGAACGTCTCAACGACTCAACACCACGTAAGGTTAAGAGACTTAACCTTGAGGTTGCGAAGTTGACAGTAATCAAGACCGAACTCAACCGCTTGTGTATTGAGCCCCGCGGTAATGACGCCATCAAGGCGTATGGTGATTTCGGCATTGTTTTGGCACGTAGAGCAGAACAATTCAACCTTGGCAAAGCCAAGTATTGAGTATGAAACACACCAGAGGTGTGTATTTATAGCGAGATTATGAGTTAATGGCACGCCATTAAGAATGGTTGTGTCATTAACTAACTCGTTAGTTAACAAGGGTTTATATGTTAATGTACTTATTACCAAGTACAATAACATATGAGTCGTGCGTAGAAAACACGGGACCCATCGTGTGTGTTTTGGATCAGGGGTCATATATTTTGGGACGCCATTAATGGTATTAACCATTAACATACATACACGCAACCACCGAACCACATCACCAATTGAGTATGTAATACTCAGGAGTAATCACCATGAAACCAGCACTCAACGTAGTTGAAACTGTGTACGAGCTTGAGACTATCGAGCACCAGCGCCTGACCACTGCCAAGCAAGTGGACAAGTTCTTTTCCAAAGAACAAATCGAAACTGCCGATGCCCTGATCAGCAAAGCTGAATGGGAACTTGGTACCGAACTCACCCTGACTCCTATGGAGTCTGAGTAGTTATATCAGATGTCCTACGGGGCATCTTGTTATACCCGCTCAACGCAACCACGGAGGCACCATGCACCTGACTGGTAAAACCAGCAACCGACCACATCACTGCCCTGACGAGGGATAACGGTGGTGTTCTCTATTAAGAATCGAAGATGATTAATAGATAACATCACAACCCCGAGGTAATTGAAAATGCAAGTCAACCTGTATCTCAACAAGCGCGAAGTATACGGTAATACTGTATACTACCCAGCATGCACCAACAGCAAGCTGTTAGCCCAAATCGCTGGTACCAAGACCCTCACACAATATGCTCTATCCAGAGCAGTGCTGATGGGTTACGAACTGCTAGAAGCAGACAGCGGAACCTCTCTGTTACCAGAGACAATCGACCGGTAGTTGATACTGAGAGCACACTCTAAGAGTGTGTTCAATTGTATTCACTCCTGCACCACGCTGACCCGTGGTAAATAGGCAGGTCTTACCACCAATAATCGGAGATTATTATCATGACCGACAAGCAACCGAGTCCCGTTAACGGGATCGAAACAAAAGCGGCATTGAATGACAGCTTAGCTGCCAATTACATGCTGATTACCCTGAAGATTAGCCGATGGTCTGCATCCAAGCGCGATAAGCACTTGGGTAACCAAGTGGCTGAGCAAAAGGGCGCAGTACTGGACAGCGTAGCTGCCACTAAAAAGATTATGACCGGTGCCGACACTGAGCTGTCAGCAGTAAATACTGCGCTCAATTCCATCCGGACATATCTGTACGACAACTCACTCCCTTGGAGTGGTGAAGTCAGCGGTGACAAGAAGGGTCCTCGTATTGTCCCTACTCGTAAGAGTATGGACCTGATCAAGGAACTCGGCGTCATGCAGAAGGATTTCGAGAAGGCGATGCGAGCTTTCAAGAACGTGTATTCTGCCCGTGTTGACACAGCCATGGCGAACCTCGGCAAACTTGCCGACCGTAGCCTGTATCCAAGCGAACACGAGATCGAAGATCTGTTCAGCGTTAGTATCGACATGGTACCAGTACCGGCTGTCTCTGGATTTGGTGGTATGAATATACCATCCGAACTGGCTCTTGCCCTTGGCAAGCGCATGGAGAAGCAACAATCTGTGATTGTCGAGAACGCTACCGCGGCTCTTCAAGAACGTGTTCTTGAGACTGTCACCAACCTGAGCGATCAGCTGCATAAGGCAGCGGATGGTGAAGGCACACGACTCTTCGAGTCGCTGAGTGGCAACCTGAAACCTTTGGTTGACCTGATCGATGCAGCATCCTTGTCTAAAGACAAGCGTCTTGCTGGTATCAAGAAGGAATTAGCAGAGCTAAGCAAGGTGGACATCAAGAAGCTTAAGAAAGCTTCACCGGAAGCCAAGCGTAGCGTAGCTAAGAAGGCCGACACCGTGATCAAGAAAGTCACGGCGAAGGTTGACGTTGACTCGTTGACAGAAGAGGTACTCTTTTAGAGTACCACCCAACCACAAATCCAAGGCTGGAAAACCAGCCTTTAACCCCGCCTTGCAGTGGTGTGCAAAACAGCGCACTGCTGCTCGGCTCAACCCTAAAGGGACCGACAAAATGAAACTTTCAGACCTAGATGACAACCAGATGACCAAGCAATTCAACGCAGGGCATGCGATGTGTTTGCGTGGTAGCCCCGGCATAGCCAAGACTGCGGTAGTTGAGCAGTATTGCGAACGCCATGACCTCGGATGTATCGTCATGAACTTGACAGCATCTGACCCGATGGATGCTTTGGGATTTTTAATCCCAGTCAAGACCGATGATGGTCCTGTTGCCCATTACTCTAAGCCTAATTGGCTTACTCGTATCGAGGAGTCAGGCGAAGAGCAAGGAATTTTATTCCTTGATGAGCTGCTCAGTGCTGAGCACATCACCGTCAAGGCATTTGCACCACTGATGTCCGAAGGACGTATCGGTGAATGGTTACTGCCCGAAGGATGGGTAGTCTGGGCCTCTGGTAACAGAGTCCAAGACAAATCCGGTGCCATGAAAATGCTGGTCCATGCTGGTAACAGAATGAACGTCATAGACGTTGAACCTGACCTCGAAGCATGGTGTACTTGGGCTAACGATGCCGGTGTACATCCGATGTACATAGCATATGCCAATGCTCGCCCCGGTGAAGTGTTTGCCGGTGAACCGCCGAAGGACCCCGATGAGCAAAGGCTTACGCCTCGTTCACTGGTGTTCGCTCAGGACTACCACACTGGTGGTCAAGTCGAAGACGACTTGGCACTTGATCTGGACCCCGTGACACAAGCTATGGTTGCTGGGTATATTGGTCAAGCTTCAACCGCGGATCTGTTCGGATTCTTCCGAACTGTTGACGAGTTGCCGACGATTCAAGAGATCATCGACAGCCCTGATACAGCGAAGCTGCCCGACTCGATGCGGATGGATGCTCAATATGCAGCTGTCCAGCTGTGTATTCACCATGCCGATAGTGAAACTATCGACCCCATCTTCCAGTATGTAACGAGGCTGAACAAGGAACTGCAAGCCTCCGCTGCGAAGCAGCTTATCGACAAGACCAAGGGCTCATTGCTTAACAGCAAGGCACTCGGCCAGTGGATGAGTGAAAACCCAGCGTTGATTACATCAACCTTTGCATAAACCCCAGCGCCAAGGATGGCGCACATTACAGGAGACCGACATGAAGTACTCACCTGAATTGACTGAATGTTTGAGCAACCTAGTTGCTCAGCAACCTTTCTTCGCCACCTATTTGTATAACAATATGGAACTCGGCGAAAACCCCAGCATTTCGACAGCCCGTACCAATGGTACTCGTATCGAAGTCAACCCTGAATGGTTTGGTAGCAAACCAATACAGCAACGAGTGTTCATCATGGCTCACGAGATCATGCATGGCATACTCGATCATATGGGACGCGATGCCCTGTACATCAAGCGAGGCTTTGGCCCTGACTTGCTGCCATTCAACCCTGAGACCAGCAACGAAGCTCAGGACTACGTCATCAATGCCATGCTGAAGGAAGCACGTATTGGTGAGATGCCGCCCTCTGGGCTATGGGACCCGAGCATCAAAGGCGATGCATTATCCGATGAGGTATACGTACAACTCAACGGACAGAAGCAGGACCCCGATGCCAAGGACAAATCACCCGATGCCGATGGCAACGATAAAGGTGATGGTCAAGGACAGGCGCAAGGCCAAGGTCAACCTGACCAAGGTCAGAAGTCTGGTGATGACAACTCACCACCAAGTCACGGTAGTGATAAGGAAGGTGAGGGTTTTGATGAGCACGTAGCAGCTGGCGAAGCCAAGCCTGAGCAAGAGCAAAAGACCGCTATGGCTCAAGCGATGCAAGCTGCCGAAGCTATGGGCTCAATGCCTGAGTCACTCAAGCGAGTGATCGGTGGATTGATCGACCCCGAAGTATCATGGGAAGAGCAATTCCGTAACTCTGTTACGGCTCGACAAGGGCAAGATACCCAGACATGGAGACGCCCGAATCGTCGCCGCATTGCAGTAGCACCACACATCTACACCCCGGGCAAGACAGGACACCAGATCGGTGGACTGGTACTTGCTGTGGACGTGTCAGGATCACTGAACGAAGTCATGCTGACCAAGTTACTTAGCGAAGCTAAGGGGCTGCTGCAAGAAGTCAAGGCCGAATGGGTCAAGGTTATCTGCTGGAATACTGAGCATCAAGGTACCTTTGACATCGATGATCCAGAGGAACTGGATACCCTCGAAATAGATGGGGGTGGTGGTACTAGGCTCGAATCAATGGCACGGTACCTCGACGACGAGGACATACTGCCTGAGCAGATAGTCTGGTTCACTGATGGAATCACTAGGTATAGTGATACCAACCCATTCAGCTGTGATGTTACGTGGTTACTCACAACTGACCGCAGGGTACCGTCTTACGGTACCATCATCCACATGAAATAGCGCACTGCTGCTTCATTCCAACAACCCCGCGCCAAGGATGGCGCATCAACTGGAGACCGACATGATTACCACAACCCGAAAAGAAACCGCCAAGTTACTACGCATTGCGTTAGAACAGGCTATACGTCTGAGCGATAACGAGAATGTGTATGGCGACCGAGACGACCAAGGGCACGAACAATCTGCCAGCGTCGAATACTTCAAAGAGTACATCGAGCAACTTGAGCGTAAACAATCCGCGCCTTACGTTGAAGAAGGCTATTACACCATCGAGAGTAAGGAGGATTCCGTAGACTGTGACCATGGTCCATGTAATGGGATCAATCTCGATAACGGCTGGATTGTCTGGACGTATCCAGAGAAACCCGACCTGATTTCTTTCCACCCCAATTTCACAAGGGAGAAATAGCCATGACTTTGCAAGAATTTTCCGAGCAAGTTGCCGCGGCAGCTGAGCTACACCCTGAGGCTGAGGTGGTGATAACAACTCTGGATGATGAGTATAACGTCCATTCGACCGAGTTTCAGACATGGAAAAATGGCTTCATAAACTCAATCATCTTTTCGATCCAATCTGACGAGGAATTCTGATGGATAACTACGACACCCTGAAAGATTCTCATGAGCTGGCGCAGGAACAGCAACAGGATCTGGATGAAGCGAATGACGCACAACTCAAGATCGAGCACTGGTGCTATGACCATTTGCCTGAGGCATTTAAAGACTGCCTGAAAAGACCCGCGGGAGAAAGCCTACTGGCACACGCTCGTGAGGACAAACGCGATAGCTGGCTATCCCTGTTAAAGCTGACTGGTTTATACAGAGCGGAGACGGAATTTGCTGGGGAAACCCACGTAATTGCCGCCAGTGGCTGGTGTGATTGCGAACGTGTCTGGGAGTACATCAATCACGCAGATGCTAAGCACGCCATGCTGGAAGAAATGCTCGATGCCTAATACACCAATTATCCCTACCCTCTGGGCACAGAAATTGCTGAACGAATTCTATGACAACATACTGTTGTCGAGTATCACGAAGGGTATCAGTGCTCAGGAGGTATGGGACTCCTTTAAATCTGACTTGGGGATGACCGACATGAAACTACATGAAGCCGAACACATACCCGATCACGTGAAGAAGATGATCGACAAGGTGACCGAGGCCGAAGGTCAGTGTGCTGGCCTGAATTTTATCTATGGCCGACATTGGGAGACGTTCAAAAGCATCATGCTGCTGAGCGGTGCTCACGTTACCGAAGCCAAGGAAATCACCGTACCATCACCGCGCCAAAATGAGTGGGTATGCATTGGCATGAAGCAGGCCATCAACGTAGGCGACCTGAATATATTTTTCGGAATACTCAACGGCACCTACATTCACCCCAGCAAACACGGCAACCACCTGAAGGTGGGGCCTTGATGCTGAGCCCTTAACATTAACTGGAGACCGACATGAACCCAGCAATCCGCAAGATCGATTACGACCAAATGGTAGAAAGCTACCAACGAACCCAGCGCAACATCGCGTTCGAGATAGGCAAGGCCCAAGATGAAATGAAAGAGGCCATGATCTACGCTCGTGAAATGCAGCGCCGGTACCAAGACACGCTGGAGGAAGATGGTTACACCAGCGAATTGCAGTACTGGACCGAGCGCGTGCAGAACCTTAAGCTGGCGCAGCGCGTGCTGAATGAAGCACGCTTATTTTCTGACTACAACCGATAACGGAGACCGACGACATGGGATATACACATTACCTAGGACACCACACCCGATTCACTGACGAGCAGTGGGATAAGCTCACGACATTCACACGTGCTGCAATCAAAGCGACCGACATTCCGATTGGCGATGCCAATGGGGAAGGTGGCAAGCCCGAAATATCTGACGAGTGCATACACTTCAACGGAATAGGCGACGATGCATACGAAGATTTTTACCTATCACGTGAGCCCGATAACGGCTGCTTCTGCAAGACTGAGCGCAAGTCCTACGATGTTGTGGTCGTTGCGGTCCTGCTATATGCCAACGAGATAGCACGAGACAGTATTGCTACCACCAGTGATGGCGAGATCTTTGGCTATGGTCCTGACAAATGGGACGAGCGCAGTAGCGCAATGGACCTGATGAATAAGGTGCTCAACCAATAAAGCCATAATTTTTTGTTGACACATTTTGTTTACTAAACTACACTCCAAACACTCTATAGGAGACCGACATGAATCAAGACTTACTCGAACAGAAAATCCACGAATGGGAGCCCGAAGGTGCCGAAGTTGTGCGTACCATCGACAGCTATGACAACGAAGTTGAACGCATCGTTAAATTCGAAGGCTGGTACTACCTGTACCGATACTTCTTACTTCACGGCAACGAAGCCAGAGTCCACGTAAGCGTAGACCTGAACCGCGTATCACCTGACCACATCATTCAGGAATTGGGAGAGCGGCTATGAGCAACTACCCCCAAGTCACCCAACTCCGCGGCTGGTCTATCGCTATGACCAAGCACCCAACCACCAGAGAACTACATTGGGTAGCTTCTCGTCACGGTGTCAGTATGAACACCAATACCTACGATGGTCTGGTCACGATGATACTGTCAAGACCCGAGCAGTACCTGAACCATGCCCCCGAGAGGATCGGTACCAATATCGATACCAAGGCATGAGTAGCGCTTACGCGAATACCATTGATAGCGCGATGGATACCGTAAAGATGGACATACCCGGGCGAGAGTCAAAGAGCGCACTGCTGACCAACGCAGAGCTGCAAATCCGTTACCCGCTCGTACCCGACTGGGTAATCGAAGCCATCACTACACGCTACGGCACTGGGCACTTCCAGAACCGGTTCGGCTTACGCTTCCGAGATACTGAGCGCGTGAAAGCACTGCTGCTGATGCTCGACGCTGAAATCAGCGATTGCGGAGATCATGTAAATTACAAGATCGAAGGTGAGTATTGCACCATCCTGAACACATACGGGCACTGGCTTCACCTGCCCCGATTTAACCACATGCTCGAAGAGCGAGGACATACCAATGGATAAATTCATATCCGCCCCCGCGGACCCGGCGAAGCTGACCCGGCGCATCCTCGCCCGGCGAGCGTTCCGCCTGAAGAAGGGCTCGCCCGACACCCGGCGCAAGTTCCGTGCCCGGTGCATGTGGAGCTGGAGCAACTGGTCTGAATTGCGTGAGGACATCTTGGAAATCTATCAGGAATGTGCTGAGCGCAGCTGGACCGAAGGCAAGCTGTACCACGTGGATCACATCATCCCACTCAATGGTGCAAACGTCTCAGGACTGCACGTACCAGCGAACCTACGCATCATCCCTGCCGAAGATAATATCGACAAGGGCAACGACTACGAAATTTAACGGAGACCGACATGACCGACTTTGACTTTGATAAGTTCGAAAAGAACATCCCCAAGTTTGTGCTGCAACTGAAGACGCAGATACAGACGCGGTGTTTTAACCCCATTGCACCTGACTTCGATGTTGAGGTCAGTGTCTTCGACAAGGGCCGCGGCTATGGGAAAGGTATCGCGATAGAAACAACCGACATTGCCGAGCATATGAATTTCAAGATGTTCGGGAAAGTGTGGCTGCACAATTTTGGAGGGAGCGTCCTGAAGGAGGTTCCTGATTCATTCTGGCTACCGATTAATTGGCGCTGGGAGAGTAAAGGTGGTGGCAGTAATGGCACTGACGCTTTTACCTGCTACGTCAATGACGCTGGCAATATCACTGCTATTCGAGACTAATAGGAGACCGGCATGCGACTACTTTATGAAGAAAATCCACACCCCACCCTGAAGCTCAAAGATGATCAGTTTGATGTGACCATCAAATCATTGGGCGTATCAGGGATCGATGCCGCGAACATCATCGCGGATGCAGTAGCCAAGGGCACCATTAAATCTAGTGACTTGATGGCACCATCCATTGCAACCGGTGCTGACGCTATCAAACTGATAGATGGTATTAACACCATGAGGATACCGATATGAGTACTGAATATTCAATCTGGGATGGCACGCTGTGCTACAGCAAAGGCTACCCCACCATTAAAGAAGCTTGCGACGATGCCGAGCGGTATATCCGTTCAACACAAGTCTGCGAATTGTTTGACGACATAACCATCCGCGAAGGTATGGGTATGGATGCCGATGGTAAACCCGAAGGTAAGATCGTGAGGACATTTCGCTTTTCAATTGACTGGAGGTAATCATGAAGCAGCTAGGGATTGCAGCAATTTTCTGGGCCGTAGTGATATTCGTTATCGTGATGAAAGATACCGATCAATGCTACCCCTACAACGAAGTTTTCTGGGAAGACCCCGAGAACATAGGTTAACTAAGAGGAACCGACAATGAATGTAAGTTTAAGATATTCCCCGATGGGCAACTGCTACGAAAGACCTATCGACTCCGCTGACGCAACTGCTCACTCATATACCTTTGGTATTGGTGGTGAGAAGATTCGCGTAACCTACAGAAATCCGAAGCAAGGAGCTTCACTGTCAATAGATGGGAAACCCGCTGAACTGGAGCGGTTAGCACATGAAATCCTTGCATCCTTAGCCCTTGCAAAAATATAGGAGATCGACAAATGAAAAAGAATACCCAAAGCGTAAACTCAGGCAAGTGCCTTGTCCCCGCGTGCAACAAGCAAGCGCAATGTCTACGGATGTGCAACGCCTGTTATGCCCGTACCTACTACTGGCACAATAAATCCCTGAAAGAAAAGATGCAGCGAATTGAGCAGATCACTGTGTGGGAATCATCGCTTGAAGTGCAATGCGGTAACCCGAGAGCCTTTGATCGAGAGAAGCTCAAGAAGGAGGGATAATGACTAAACTGGAATCATTCGTACCACGGAAGGTACCGGCTAAACGAAAGTTTATCGCGGTATCGGAAGAGGACTACGAATTCATCGCGGGTTTGTCTGACGAGTTCGATACCACCAGAGGTAAGATCATCACGACATTAATCCGCTTCTATCAAGACGCTAACACGGAGAAGAAACGTGGAAAATGAGAGCAGTCATCAAGATGATGAAATCGTGTTACAAGCTCAGGAGTACCTGAAAGGTAGAGGGCTACGTCAAACTGACGAGAGCGAAATCATCCGCGGACTACTGAACCGCATCATGGATAAAAAGGTAGAAATCCGCGGGCTCGAATCACAGGTGCATAGCTTGCAGCAAGATCGGATTGGTCTAGAAATGCAAGTTGCAGGGCTTGAGAAGAAAATCAAAAAGCTCGATGCCAAGTGCCGCCGAGTTGCAGGAGGATAGTTATGAGTAAGGACTCAGCACTAGACCACCAAGAGGGTGGTAACCACTACAAGCACATGAAGATCCAGCCGGTCGAGTTCATTGAAGAAAATGAGCTTGGCTTTCTGGTTGGCTGCGTGATTAAGCGGATGTGCCGGTATAAGGATAAGGCTGGTGCTGAGGACCTACGCAAAGCGAAGCATGAAATTGACTTAATACTTGAGCGGGAATACCCGCAGGAGACCGACAAATGAGCAAGAGAAATACTGTACGGATAGGCGAGGTAAGCACCTTGCGAATGGTTGCAGGGAATGAAGCCAAGCACCCGGTAGTGATTCACAATGACAACCTGAGAGAATGGGTTGGTTTCGGATGGATCACGCTTCGAGCCGCCACGGATAAAGATAGGGGAAAATACCCTACGGTGGTGGAGTCATGAAACGCACAGGAGAATGTTTTACCGAGGTAGGCAAAGCGATACTGGAAGGAGACCCGAGAGCAGGGCTCGTTGCTGTTCACGGCTTACCAACAGGACAGGGAGGGCATGCCAAGAAGGTAGGCGCATACCCCCATGCATGGCTCGAATCACCAGCACTGGCCGTGGCTTACGACACCGTAGCAGAGGTAGCAGTACCGATAGGACTGTACTATCAAGCCGGTGAGATCACGTATACCGTTCGCTACACACTCGACGAGTACAGAAAGATGGTATTGAAACACGGAACTTACGGCCCGTGGGACGAGAAGCTTCTGGCCCGTGATAACGAAATCGACAAGATGATAAAGAAGTCATGAATCACGACGAAGCTGAGAAACAAGCCCGAGAAGTACTGAAGACCATGGAAGAATACTATAAGGGCAAGTACTTAGCAGCTGCTAAGGAACTAGAAGAAAAGCACAAGGTGGCACTGCAAGAACATCAGGATGCAATCACCGAAATCTACGACAGGGGTGCTGACGAATTAACGAAAGATTACCAAGAATATGTTGGGAAGATTGGCGTTATCTCTGGGCTGGTCGGTGTCTTAATCGGCCTCGCCCTTGCTACCATCATCCAAATCATATTCAAATAACAGGAGACCGACACATGACACCGTTTTACGAAACCAAACTGGACCTACCTAAGGTCAAGGACTTCATAGCAGATGCTATGAAACAATACGGCCTGACCCGGGCCCAAGCCAAGGAACAATACAACCAGCTGAAGGCTGACAAGATATTTGTCAACGACACCTATCAGGTCAACATCAGCACCCAACCACCATGGAACGAAATGGGCACGCCGATGCTGCACATCAGCATCAAGCGACTAGACAAGGGACACGCCAAAGATTGGCGAGACTTCCAGCAAATCAAGAACGAGCTGGTAGGCCCCGAGTACGAAGCGTTCGAACTCTACCCATTGGAGTCGCGATTGGTGGACGCCGCTAACCAATTCCACCTCTGGTGCTTTGCCACTGAGGGGATCAGCTTACCGATTGGATTCCCGGCACGTGCTGTTGAGGGCGTACCACCAGAGGGCTCGAACGTAGTCCAACGCCCCATCGAGGAAGAGCCCGAGGAAGTCACGGTAGATAAAATACTGGAGGAGGGACCTCAGGAAATCACCATCGATCAAATCATGGAAGTAGCCGCGGCAATGGACGGTGCCGAAGTTCCTCAGGAAGGCCGAATCATCGAGCTTCAAGACCCCGAAACTGGTGAGTACGTTTCATCAGAAACTGACCCTGATCGGGTGCGGGAGATCATCCAGAAGTACGTGGACTCTGAACAGGTAGGAGCAGGTAATGACGACTAACATGGAGGATGTCGCGCACGCGCTCGAATGGCTCTCTGAATTCAGAGGAGACGATGCTGAACAATGCAAGAAAATCCTACAGGACCTTTATGATCCCAGCTGGGAGGAATTCATTGCTTTGTGTCACCGATGGATGGAGAAGTACCCACCTGATATATTCGATGGCTCAAGCGGTGACCCCGGCCCGTTATTTGTCGTGGCACTCCGTGACGCCTTAACAGCACTGGAGAATTGGAATGACATCTGAAGAAGATAAACCGGCAGGGCAACGGTATTGCTCAGAAAAATACGGGTCCTTAACTATTCCAGAAATGTTGACGATCATCATGAACCGAGACAAATACATTATCGAGTTGGAAGATCTATTCCTCATGATGTATGAGTTAGGTAGTTCCTACCCCAGCATCGAGGATAAGGTAGAAACGACCGTAGCCCGAATCGTGGAGCGGCAAGATGGAAAGAAGTGACATGGTAGCTTTTGCGGCTGAAGCCCAAAGGCAGCAATTCATCGGAGCAGTATTGGAGACGATTGTTATTGTCTGCGCGATAGTTGTTATCGGCACTTTGTTATACATGGTGGCAGAGGATTGGTTTTATGATGAAGATTAAACTGTATTGCAAGTCAATGGACGCAGCTAGCGCACTGCATAATGCACTGCTGGATAACCTAGTCGAAGAAGCAACGAGGAAAGTTTCTGTGACGATAGGGTTCGGAGGGTACAACGATTGGTACGTTACCTTGGAAAACCTACCCACAAAAGAAAAAGCCCCTGAATTCACAGAGGCTTCATCCCGTGGTGACTAACCACTGTTCGAGACCGACAAGTGACGAACTTGTTGTGAGTATAGATACCTAAAAGGAAAAAGCAAATGAAAATAATTACGATTGACTTCGAATCGTTCTACTCACGTGAGTTCTCACTCACCAAAATGACCACCCAAGAATACATCTTAAGTCCTCACTTCGAAGTCATAGGTGTATCTGTGAAAGTCGGTGATGACCAGACGCAATGGAAAACCAGCACCCGCGAAAATATAAGGCTGTGGCTGAATCAGTTCCCTTGGGATGATGCTATTGTCTGCGCCCATAACGCCATGTTCGATGGTGCCATCCTCGAATGGATATTCGACATCCACCCCAAACTCTACCACTGCACCATGATGTCAAGCCGCCCCATCTGCGTACCGTTCACTACCCGCGGCAAGTCCTCGCTGGCCGAGGTATCCAAATTCTACAACCTGCCGCCGAAGGGTACGGAGATCCAAAATGCACTGGGCATGCGGCGACGAGACTTTAACGAACCTGCCATGCAGCGATACGCTGACTACTGCATGCACGACACCGAGCTGTGTTATTACATTGCGAAGAAGCACCTGCCCCAATTACCACAGGCAGAAATTTTACTCATCAGCGCCACAATCACGAAGTTCACCAGACCCAAGCTTGAACTTGATATTGATGTCTTGACAACAAGGCTCGCTGAGGTGCTGGAAGAAAAGGCCAACGTGCTGGAACGCTGCGGGTTACACAATCGCGACATGCTGATGTCGAATGAACAATTCGCCGCAGCCCTGATCATGTTCGGGGTTACGCCCCCAACCAAGATATCACCTCGCACCGGCAAGGAGACATACGCCTTTGCCAAGGTGGATAAAGATTTCATAGCCCTGCTGGAGCATGAGGATGTACGAGTCCAACTGATCGTAGCCGCCCGACTCAAGGTGAAGAGCACCATCGAAGAGACCCGCCTCCAGCGATTCATCGATGTCTACCATGCGATGCAAGCCACTGGTAGTAAGTTCGCAGCACCACTGCTCTACGCCGCGGCCCACACGCATCGATTCGGGGGATGGGACAAGCTCAACCTCCAGAACCTTGGTCGCGCATCTGCATTACGCCGAGGCATCAAGGCACCAGAGGGGCACCAGATTATTGCGGGTGACCTGAGCCAGATCGAAGCGCGGATCACCGCGGTGCTGGCAGGACAGGATGATCTGGTCGAAGCGTTCCGTAAAGGCGTGGATGTATATTCAGCATTTGCATCCCGGCTATACGATTTCGAAGTTACCAAGGCGAATACCACTGAGCGATTCGTTGGCAAGACCTGCATACTGGGCTTAGGTTTCGGGGTAGGTGGAGTAACCTTACAAAATAGCTTGAGTATTGCTGATGTAGATGTTACACTAAATGAGAGTTATAGATATGTAAATACATATCGGACCATCTACCCCTGCATCCCAGCGTTGTGGAGTTTGATGGACAAGAAGGTGATACAGGCTATGGCTGAGGGTGTTAGATTGGAGATTGGATTCAACATACATACCGAGAAAGAAGCCATCGTGTTGCCCAACGGAATGAAGCTCAGGTACCCGAACCTATACCAGAAGCAAGTTGATGGGTACAACAATTGGGTGTATGATTACCGGGGTAACGAGACCACAATTTATGGAGCGAAACTCGTTGAGAACGTAGTACAGGCGCTGGCTCGAATCATTGTATCAGCCGCCGAGGTACGACTTATCAAAGCTGGGTGGTATGCCGTGTTGCAAGTTCACGATGAACTGCTATATGTAATACCCAATGCTAAGGTTGAGATCTTCTCACGAGTACTCCAGAAGATACTGGAACAACCAGTGCCATGGATGCCCGAGCTGCCGGTTGCAGCAGAAGTAGCACATGGCGATACATACGCCGATGCTAAGTAGGAGATCGACGTTGGCTAAAGCATTTTCTTGGAGCTTCTCAGCACTCACTTCATACGAACTGTGTCCCAAGAAATACTGGCACGTGTCACTTGCCAAGGATGTGAAGGAACCACCCAACCAAGCGGGTGAGTATGGGCAAACTGCTCATAAGCATTTTGAAAATCGACTGGTAAAGGATAAGGCTTTACCACTGGACCTGCGTCATCACGAAGAGACGCTAGCAAAATTTACCAATGCCAAGGGAGAGGGCATGGGCGAGCAGAAGCTCGCAATCAACAAGGAGTTTCAACTGACCGGATATTTCGACAATGATGTATGGTGCAGGACGATCATCGACTACTGTAAGGTGTCAGGATCACACGCAATCATAGCGGATTGGAAGTTCGGGAAGACGAAGGAAGACGATTATGATCAGCTCGACCTGATGGCGGCATGTGCGTTTATCGCAATGCCTGAGCTGAACAGCATCACAGCACTGTACTACTGGGCCAAGGACAAGAAGATAGACCCTCAAAAGTATGTACGTGGTGACTGCCCCGGGATATGGAATAACTTCCTGCCCCGGGTAGAGGAACTGGAGTATGCCAAGAAGAATAGTAACTTCCCGGCTACACCAAATTTCCTCTGCAAGAACTGGTGCTGGTGCAAGATGTGTCCTCACTGCGGTGGCTAGAACACCGGAAGGTAAGGTGAAGGACAAGCTCAGGAAGATACTGGGCTTTCATGAGGTGCTCTACTTTATGCCTGTTCAGTCAGGTTACGGAGCACCGGCTTTGGATTACATCTGCTGTCACAAAGGCAGGTACTTCCAGATAGAAGCAAAGGCTGGGCACGGCGTAATGACGAAGCGCCAAGAGACAATCGCCAGAATGGTTGAAGAAGCTGGTGGTCGTGCCTTTTTATTTAACGAAGATCCCGAGACGCGGGAGAGGCTGACAAAATGGTTGGAACAGGATACCGAATAAGCGAACGGCACACGGCAATACTCATGCCGTTTAACCCGTCCGTGATGAACGTAATCCCTCATGCCAAGGAATTGACGCATAAGGGTAAGATCTTCACAGCAGTGAGGCATGCCCCCACTGAGACCAAGCTACTCAACAATCTGGGGATAGAAGTACCCAATCCTATCCTGCACCATTACGACTGGTGTGATACCACCCCATTCGAATCACAGAAAGTAACCGCGGCCCTGATGGTCGCCAACAAACGTGCCTATATCTTAAATGATATGGGTACGGGCAAGACCCGCGCATCCCTGTACGGTACCGACTACCTCATGAAAGTGGGCGAGGTTAAGCGATGCTTGATCATAGCGCCCCTGTCAACGCTCTCGACAGTGTGGGAGCGGGAGATCTTCCAGTGTTTCTCGCACCGGTCTGCTATCTCGCTGCACGGCACCAAGAAGCAACGGGTGAAGAAGCTTGCCGAGGACCACGATTACTACATCATCAACCATGATGGCCTCGAAGTGCTGAAAGAAGAACTGCTAGCACGAGACGATATCGATGCCGTTATCATTGACGAGTTAGCAGTACTGCGTAATTCCAATACCACCCGCTGGAAGACCACCAAGAAAGTCGTGGGCGAGCGCAAGTTTGTATGGGGTATGACCGGCTCACCAACCCCGAAGGGTCCCGAAGACGCCTACGGTCAGGTGAAGCTGCTCACGCCTAAGCGCGTGCCACGGTATTTCAAGGCATGGCAGTCTGAGGTTAGTACCCAGATCACCCCATTCAAGTGGCTACCGAAGCCCTCAGCCAATGATACGGTACACGAGGCCATGAGACCGGCAGTGCGCTACGAACTGGAGGACTGCATTGACTTACCCCCAATCACGGTATCAACCCGTGAGGTGGAAATGTCGCCTGCTCAGAAGCAGGCTTACAAGACCATGAAAGAGGCTTTTTACGCCAATTTCCATGAAGGCGAAATTACGGCACTCAATGCCGGGGTCCAAACCTCGAAATTGCTGCAAATTGGTGCTGGCTTCACCTACGGGCAAAATGAGCTATGTGTTGACCTGCCGCATGAGCCCAGAATCAAGGAATTGCGGGAAATCATCGATAGCACCGAGCACAACGTCATTGTATTCACACCATTCAAGCACTCTGTCGCTTTGCTGGAAAAACAGCTCTCGAAGACCTATACCGTTGCGGCAATATCTGGTGATGTACCGAAAACCCAGCGGGACAAGATATTTAATCGATTCCAGCATGGCAATGACCTGAAAGTGATTGTGGCGCATCCCCAGTGTATGAGCCATGGTCTCACGCTCACAGCAGCAAGTCATATCATCTGGTATTCGCCAACACCGAATCTGGAGACGTATGAACAGGCATCGGCACGGATACGCCGCCCCGGTCAGGATAAGCATACACATATTGTACACCTGCAATCGAGTCCAATCGAAAAGCGGATATACAAGGTATTGGAGCAGCGCGGCAGTATGCAGGAAGCTCTGCTCGATTTATTCCGTGCAGAACTTAAATAATGAGCTACACTATAATGATGTATTTACCTTTTTCACAAAAAATAATTTTGGAGGTTTTTTGACTATGAAACGATTTACCGCGTACCGACACGATATGGACGAGCACCATAACACCCACAACGAAAACCAGAAGAATCCGGAAGGTGAGCCCCAGTACGAAGGCATCATCTTTACCGATGGTTCCTGCGCTATCCGCTGGCTGACTGTATGCAAATCCACCTCTGTGTGGGACAGCTTCGAGACAGCAATGCTCGTACATGGGCACCCCGAATATGGCACTGAGATCGTGTTTCATGACGAACCTGCCGACCTGCCATGGGAAGAACCCCAGATCCAGACACGTAACAAAGCGGGGAACATACTATTATGAGCCAAGCCATGGCGAAAGCCGTTGAAAAATATATCCTGCTGCGCGACGAAAAGAAGCGCATCCAAGACAAGCATAAGGAGGAACTAGCACCCCTCAACGATGCAATGTCCAAGATTGAAAACGCAGTGCAAAAAATCCTGATCAATCAGGGTGCTACCAACAGTAAGACACCAGCTGGCACTGCCTACCTGAGCACAACCAAACGACCAAAGGTAGTTGACTGGTCCGAGTTGAAGCCGTTCTTAATTGAGAACGACTTGTTAGACATGATGACCCGGTCGCTCAGTGCCACCGCGGTCGATGAGTTCTACGAATCAACAGGTGATTTGCCCCCGGGCGTCACCATCACATCTGAAACCAATTGCCGCTTCAAGCGGTAGGAGCAATGCCATGGGCGATTTAGCCAACGTAAAAAATACGCTTCCAGCAGAAATGCAGGACGTTTTCGACGCCGACAGTCTAGCCGGTGATCTATATGATGGAGTCCAAGGAGGATTCGCAGTCATATCTATCCGAGGTTCTCGCTTCCGCATCGCCAAGGCGGGGGAAGAAACTGTCATGCTGAACGAGAAGGATGAACCCATCGGTTCCCTTGAGTGTGTGCTGGTCAAAGCATCACGCAACGTCAGCAAGCTGTACTATGCCAAGTCCTTCGAGGAAGGTGATGATGCAGCACCCGATTGCTGGTCAATCGATGGCATCACGCCTGACCAAGGAGCCACTACACCGCAGTCGAAAAAGTGTGCTACCTGTCCACAAAATGTATGGGGTAGCAAGATCACCCCGGCAGGTAAAAAGACCAAGGCATGTGGTGACAATCGTCGCATCGCTGTCGTCCCTCTGGGTGACATCGCGAACCAACAATACGATGGTGCCATGATGCTCAGAGTACCGGCTGCATCGCTGGCTGATCTGGCCTTGTACGGTAAGGGTATGGCAGGTAAGGGCTTCCCTTATAATGCTATCGGCACGCGCATCGGATTCGATACCAGCGCCAGCTTTCCGAAGCTGACTTTCAAACCGATCCGTCCTCTGACTCAGGAAGAATTGGTGCAGGTTGCTGAGGTAGCAGTGTCCCCGACCGTTCACGCTATTCTTGACGCGCCACCGACTGAGACACCGGTCGAACAAGAACCCGCTGCCGAGCCAGAAGCCGCAGTTTCATTGGACTTCGAGCAGGGAGACGGTGATGACGTTAACGCAGTGACAGCAGAAATGGAAGGCAAGGCACCGCCCAAGAAGAAGGCTGCTACCAAGAAAAAAGCCGCGGCCAAGAAGCCTGAACCTGAGCCAGAACCGGCTGAAGAAGAGGCTGCTGCTGACCCGGTAGAAGAATCACTCGATGATCTGCTGGCGGATCTGGACAGCTTGGGCTAGAGGGTATAAAGTTGGGGGTCCAAACCGGGCCCCCTAACACCCAATAAAAAGAGACTGACAATGCAACTTCGCGAGTTCCTCAAAGCCATACTACCAAGCAAAGGGACATACTACACAGCGCAGCAAGAGCAGACCAAACCCCTCCGACAATTCAAACATGATTCAATCGAAGACGCAGCCCTGAAGTTGCTGGACATGACCAAGTCCCAGAGCAACTGTTACATAGCAACGGGATCATTCAAAAACAAAAGAACGCAAGCCGACTGCCGTGCCAAGAAGGCATGGTACATCGACATCGATTGCAAACCCGGGAAAGATTACGACAGCAAAGCCCTTGCCATGGCAGCGCTGAAGGAAGCACTGAAAGGTGGGCTACCACAACCATCAATCATCATCGATTCAGGCAACGGATTCCATATCTACTGGGTCATTGCCGAAGAGGTGGACGCTGTCCGCTGGCGGGGAGTCGCTGAAATGCTGGACCACGCAGTAGCAGCACTCGGATTGAACGTAGATCCGACCAGTACGAAGGACTCGGCACGAATCTTGCGTGCGCCAGAGACACTCAACTGGAAAGACCCGAAGAGACCCATCCCCTGCGAAGTTAAAATAGACACCCACAAAATTTATTCCTACCCCGCACTATTAAAATTATTTGAACCCTACAAAACTGTAGCTAAGCCATCGAATGTAATTCACATGCCAGTACCTCAAGGCATGCCCGATGATTTATGGGCTGGCTTACCTGAGGGGAAAGCGAACAAGGCACAGGACATGATCGACCAGTGCCCACTGTTCGGAGAGGCCATAGCCACTGGCGGGAAGGAACACCTAGAACCATTGTGGCGTGGGTTGATACAGACCTTAGTCTATGTGGATGACGGTGAGGATTACATCCATGCCATCAGCGACCAGCATCCAGACTACAACCCCCACCACGTAGCCGCTAAATACAAGGCAGCGTTTAATAAAAAGGATGAAGCAGGTCCATACCTCTGCCAGACTTTAGCAAAACACTCAACCACCTGTCAGACCTGCCCTTACTGGGGCACCATCAAGACACCACTCGCGCTATCGTATGGCACGAAAGGTTTACTCCCATACCCATACCGCGACGGAGCCCACGGCGTAGAGCTGTATGATCCGGACGAGGATGAATGGGCTCAGGTTATTAACTACCACGTATCGGACTACCAGATAGCACAATCCGCTAACAGTCCGACCTATGTTAAATTTGTAATGGACGGTGAGCAGATTGACTCCGACATGGTGGTTACGACTGACAATAAATCCCTGAGTGTACTGCTTGCACACCACGGACTCAGTCTCAACGACCCTAATCTACTACAGATGAGGCGACTCATGGTTGCTTGGACACAACAACTCAGGAATAACAGACAAGTGCATGCAGCCACCAGAGAATTTGGCTGGTGCGGTAAAGGCTTTCACTATGGCGGCATCATGTACGCCGCGGATGGTACCGAGACCCCCTCCTTCAAGACCGATGTGAATTTGTACAACATCTTTTCACCGCATGGTGACATAGGACCATGGCAGAAATGTGCCAACCATATCCTGTCCCAACCACGCCATGCTGTCTGGTGCATGCTGGCCGCATCATTTGGATCGCCGCTGATGAAGTTCACAGGGGCCACAGGAGCCGTTCTCTCTGTGGTATCTCAAGATACCGGAACAGGCAAGTCAACGGCTATGCGTGTAGCACAGGGCGTCTGGGGCCATCCCATGAGGGGGATGTTCATGATCGATGACACCACGAACCTCGTTGGCAACCGGATGGGGGTACTGAATAACCTCCCGGGATTCTGGGACGAGGTACGGGAACGTGAACAAGTTCACCAGTTTATTAAGAACATTTTCCGAATGGGTCAGGGGCAGGAGAAGAAACGACTGACCTCCAACATCACCGAGCGGGAGTCAGGCGGCTGGTCAACCATGCTAATCGTCGCATCCAATGAAGCCCTGCGGGATCACATCGAGCAGCAGGTAGGCAACTCCGATGCTGGAGCCGTGCGTGTCTTCGAACTATACGCCGATGCAATACAAGACACGACGATGAACAACGACCAAGCCCAGCATATGTACCTGAAGGTCGAAGAGAATTTCGGTCACGCCGGGGCCAAGTATGCCAAGTGGCTGGCAATGAATAAGGACAAGGCCAAGCAGACAGTGCAAGGGATCGCCAGCAAGCTCAATACTGACCTCAAGGGTACGAGCGACGAGCGTTACTGGATCGCATCCATGTCGTGCATGCTAGCCGGTGCAGCCATTGCCACGAGCTTGGGTATCTGCGCGTTCGATATGAAAGAGTTCAAGGAATACCTGATCAAGGAGTTCCTGAAAATGCGTAGTGAAAAGTACGAGGAATGGGAGACACCACAAGCCAGAAGCATCAAGCTACTGGTACGGTTCTTGCATGAGCACAAAGACCAGACAGTTAAATCCGACCTGATACCCAGCAGGGGCAAGCGGCCCTATAAAATATTCAAGGATGCTTTCAAGCAGCCTGTCGTAGTTCGTGTTGCTACGGACTCAGCAATCGTCCGCATCATCAAAGAAGATTTCAAGGATTGGATGTACGAGCGCATGAAAGGTGCCGGGTATGGACACGTTATCAAGGACCTAGAAAAGATGGGAGCCGTACCTATTAGGGGATCGGTAGATGCTGGCACGAGCTTAGCATCAAGTGGTCGTCAGATGTGCTTGGACTTTCCCATGAACGCACCGTCCTTCAAGGCTGCGTTGAAAGACTGGCTGGACTAGCCTTTAGTATATGGATTCGCCTTCTGTATTTTCTTGCGCTTCATCTGGCTCTTGCTGTGACCGCCCGGGCTCATACCGTGACCTCGATTGGTCGAGGGTTTACCCACCCCAAGGTTACCGGGACTATTGGTACCGCCCTTTGACAGAGGCTTCTTATGGGTCACATCCTTACCGTCACCCTTTGTCACAGCTCCAGTCTTCTCCATG